TCTTGAGCTTGGCGCTGGCGATGATCTCGGTCTGAGCGGAATGGCTCAGGGTGGTAGCCTGATTGTCCTCAGGCTTCTCGAAAACATTGTGTTTCATAGTCTTGTCTCCTCCTTCGGATTTGTCAGAATGTTCGATGTGGCCGTCATCCTTCTTCTCTTCGCCATCATCGTCGTCAGAATCGCTGTGGGCCATAGCATTGGCGAGCAGAGCAACCACAACGGTCTTCTGCTTTTCGGTCAGGCTGTTGATGACATCTTCAACGGTGTCGCCGTCTCCGGTGTCTTTCTTGTCGCCATCAGCGGACTTCTTGCCGTCATCGGCAGAATCATCAGCTTTGCCTTCATCTGCATGGGCGAGCGTGATAGGTTCATTGGCGCAGAAGATAACTTCCTGCTCAGCGCCCTCTCCATGAGCAAGATCGACAAAGTCGATGAATGCTCCAGGATTTGCACCGGCGACCACAAGGCTCAGCTCCTTGATGTCACCATGCATTACATTTCCGCCCTGCTGCTTCAGGCCGTTGGCATAGATAGACAGGGAATCCACATCTCCATGCTGCACGATCAGCTTGGCAGCCTTACCGGCAGCAGTTTCGTTGAATGTGCAGTAAGCGTAAACGCCATCCTCGCGGTTCTCCAGCAGCGCATGGCCCAGAATATTGGTCGGGTCGTCATGCTGGTGATTCCATACGAGGGGGACGGTCTTTCCGTCGCAATGCGCAAACGCATCACGGCGAATGGTGCGGCCATCACTGCACACAAGGTCGTTGCGCGTCGCCCAGCCGCTGAAGTCGTACTTAAGTTTCTTCTCCATTTTGATTGTTGTCCTCCTTCGGTGTTGATGCCGGCGTGCTTTCCGCCGGTGCGCTCAGATTGCTGTTGCGCAGCTCGTCCGCCTTTGGGTCGGAAGAAGGCTTCATGCCGATCTTCTGCCGGATCTCATTCGAGGTCATGACCTCGTTGCGGGTGAACTTGTCAGTCATCTCAGCGATCTTATCGACAGGCACCAGCTTGAAGGGATCTCGGAAGAACAGGATGGACTGCTTTTGCGACCGAGCAGTTTTGGTGAGGAATTTCCTCTTGATCTCATCAACAATGGCAGAGAGGATCGGCTCAACGATTCGAGTCAGGTAGTTCTGCATCGTCTTGTCGTCGGCAGAGCCATCCAGAATGCCCTGGGTCAAACCTAACTGGCTGTAAAGCATGCTCGTCAGGTATTCGATCTGGGACATCAGGTTGTTCTCGACGGGGCGATTCAGTTGGACCACATGCTCAGTTCCGTCGGTGTACGCAACACCGTATTTGGAGCTGGCTAACTGGTTCTCGATATCTTGTCGACGCAATTCCGCCTGTTGACGACGTGCTTCTGTCTTGATGACATACGGCAACTGAATGATGAGGTTCAGCTTTCCGGAACTGTTCTGCTCGTCAATGGCGTCCAGCAGGTTCAGCTTTCGGATAAGTCGCTGCATCGTAGAGTTCGGTTCATTCATGACGGCATAGAAAGGATTCTCCACAATGCCGACGGTGCTCTTGGGGACGAGAATGTCCTCTTTCTCACCGCGCTGGTCATTGTAGACGCGAACCTTTACATGCTGCGGGAACCATTCAAGGATTTTGCCAGTCCGCATCGTCTCAATGTCGATGCCGCCGGTTTTCTCAGGATTAAAGTTTGTATCGACAGGGACGATAGCAATGCAGCCCTCGTCCAGCATCGACATAACAATATCCTGCATAAAGGCCCTTCCTGTCTGGTCAACATTGGCTTCTACCGTTAAACAGTTATTAAGCCCACTCTCGATGACCTCCTTGAATCGGTCGCTGCCATCCAGTCGCACATGCTGAACGGTCATAGATGAGACATCCAGCGCAATACGGTTATAGACCGAGGTAATGATCGAGCGCTCATTCCCACGGCTGAAGAGTGGACGGTCGGGGCGATAACCGTAACTCGGCCCAATCGACATCCGAGAAACATAAGAATCTCGGTTCATGAATGTATTCCATGCGTGCTTTAGCCGCGTGGCAACTGTCATTTCCATTCGGAACTCATCACCTCCTTCATTGCATAAAAAAATTCCGCAGACCGTTCAAAGTCTGCGGAGCATGGTAAATGATTTAGCTCTCCATTTTGAATTCAATAGAGACTCGGTTCGATGATGTCAAGAAGATCGACAATCGACTTGCCATCAAAGAAACCATCAAGCAGCAATTCATCGAAATCGGAATAGTCCTTAAAGCTGTCTCCATACCACATGGTAAATGTAAATACGGAATCCTGAACTTCAGGCTCAACACCACACTTTTTTCCGTTAAACTCAAAGTAGATGCCCGTTCCATTCTCCAAAATAGCGGCTTTCAGTTCATTCAAAGTCATAGAATGTCTTCATTCTCCTTTCTCTCATCATCTGTTAGTTCACGCCGTTCAATGCGTTTCACACTGCCATCCTCATTCCACTCATAGAGATCAATGTGCTCCCCATGTTCGCCAAAAGAATGATGCTTCGGATTTCCGTGGTTGCTCAAATGAATGTCTTTTGCTTTCCAACCATCTTCATCGTAAAAACTGCGTACATCGACCTTTCCGTCATCTCGAACATGATCTGCGATAGAATTCGGGGCAGCTTGCTTTGGGGTGGCGCTATGCCCATAAACAGTTGTCTTTATTATACCGGGTTCTGTGGTTTTTTCAACCATTTGCTTCGGCTTATGACCCAACTCTTCTGGTGTGCGCCTGACACCCCACTTCATTCCTTTTACACCGTAATGCATCAGAAACAAGGCCGGAGATGGCTTGTTGTAAAAATCCATGTTCCACCTCGTTTCTTATTCAAATGCTTCCGGATTCCGCTTATAAGCGATATAGGCATCCATCATAGCCGACACGGCGTCGATCTTCTGCTCATACCGCTTCTTCATCAGCTTCCGGTTTCCATTGGTATCTTCCATGGCGATGCAGTTACCCATAGCATAGGTCATCAACTCTTCGTCAAAGAGGAGCATCCGGTCTTCGGCCAGCTTCTTCAGCTCACCCAATGGAACGGACTCCGTCTTCGCGCCCTGAATGACTTTCTCAATGCCGAACGGGCCGTTCTCAGCCGCCCAGCGTTCCACAAACTCCTTGGCGTTGTATGGATCATAGCCAAAGCAGCGGACATCATATCCACACGCAACGATGTACTCGTCCAAGTCCTCATAGACCTGCATCGGGTCCAGAACTGTTCCATCCAAAACGACAAGACTGCCCTCATCCATGAATTGCTCATACTTATTACGCATAGCAGCGGGAAGCTTATTCAGTGTTCTGGAAGTAATGTAGTTTCTGGTCTTCACGCCAAAGGAACCGTTACGCAACGGGAACAAAAATGTGAACGAACAGAAGTCGTCACCCTGAGAAAGGTCTCCGCCAAGCGCGCAGGCCATCTGCCAGTAATCGCGTTTGCGATGCGGCAGTGTCTCTTCGTAGGTGAAGTAATAGGTATAACCCTCCATTGGCAGTCCGAAACGCTTGGCAAGAATATCATTCCTTGCGGCAGGCGCTTTCTCGGCGCGTTCCACATCAAGCTGATAAGTCTCGTAACTTACAGTCTTTCCGATGTTGGGGTTCGCCTTCATCCACATCTCCGGATAGCCGACCTCGTCGACAGAGTCGAGCTTGTACCACCAGATCGAAACATGCGGATTTGGATAATCCCCCTTGAGAATGCTCATAAGCTCCATTTTGATGGTGTCACCGGCACCGTTACGAACAGTACCCTCCGAACTGGTGGCCACGATCAGATAGTCGTCCACCTTGGAAGCGCCCTGCTCGATAGCGCCGATAACATCCTCGCGAATGTCGCCGGAGAGCCACTCGTCTACGGTTGCGATCTTGCATCGAAGACCTTGCAGCTTGTTGATCGACATGGGGCGGATCTCAATGAGAGAGCCGGTCAGAAAGTTCTCAATGCCTTTCTTGGTCGAGGCCAACTTGACGCGATTGGCCTGTGAACCAGTCGTGTTCTGAAGTGAGCCTTGTGTCAGAAATTGGAATACTGGGCCGCGTGCTCTTGTGATGGCAGTGCGGATTGGCGACATGACCTCTTCGGCAAGCTTCATGGTTGGAGCCGTCGTGATCTGATGAGTCGTACTTGTGTCCACATTCTCAAAGAATGATTGGATGCACGAATCATAGATCGACTTAGCGGCGCCTCGTCCGACGATCAGGTATTGCTTGTTCACAAGCCGCTTCTTGAGCATCTTCTTGACATAGTGCCCACCTCGTCCGTCCGCATTCGGCTCATAGACCGTGCGCTCCACAAAGTAATACCAGCCGAATACCTGCTCACCCCACAGCTTGAAGCTGTCAAGAAGGTGAAGATCGGAACCATCCGTCAGGGTCATCTCTGCCTCGCAATACTTGATCCAGCCCTCAACAGCTTTATCGTCGTAATAGATTCCTGGATTTGCGATCAGATCATCAATCCGGTTCATCTCCATCGAAATCTCTTTGCAGACAGGTATCTCACCCCGAATCACCGCTTCGCGAAACTTTCCGTAATACCGGGGAACAGCAGTATTCGACAGGGCCATTCAGTATTACCCCACCTTCTTCTGCAACTGCTGAATTGCGAGAGCAATGCTCAGAGCTGAGCTGCCGACAGCCAAAACCGTTCCTGCGTTGTCAAGCACATCGGAAAGATAGCGACGGCCTTTAGACACCGACTCCTTGACAAACAGATCATTGTACTGCCGCTCCAAAAGCTCGCGGTTGATCTGCTCGCGAAGCTCTTTATCGGTCTTCTTACTCAGATCCATCCGTTCTTTCTTCGTACTTCTATGGCTGTCCCGATCTATTTTCTTTGCCAAGTCAACGAGTTCAGAAGTTGCATCTACGGCTTTCTTTGTAGACTCAAGTTTAGATGCTGGTACTGGTTTTTTGGTTAACTCCTTATACTTCTTTTCGAGAGATAACCGATTGATAGCCTTGTTGAGTTCGTCATCTTTCATGGACTTAACAGGGTCTTCTTTCTCCTGCTGCTGAGCGCGGCGTTTTCCCTCAGAAGTGTAACTGCCGTCTGAATTCTGGAAACGGCGAACGCCCCATTTCTGGCCTTTGATACCATAGTGGCAAAGTTCATCCATTTTGACTTTCCTCCTCTCTTGCAGCATTATCGGCTGCCACGAAAAGCCGCCACTCAAACTCGCTGATCTGACGGTTCATCGCGTCAACAGCAGAGGAAGCGGTAGGTAAGTCGAAAAGCAGCCGAACTTTAAGGTGCATATAAGATTTTACAAGGGCAAGCCGACCGGGGTCATCCTCCAGAAAGTCAGACCACTTTTCATCAGCCCCTGAAATGGCAAAGCCTTTCTTTGGGCCAACTCCCATCTGTCCAAGAATGGAAAAGACGGAGTTGATGTGCATGATGAGGTCGGCATCAAAGTGAGTGTAACTCTCGTCAATTCCGAGAAGCTTCTTCACTGATGTCAGGATGCTTTCAGTCGTATCCATAGATGCACTCCTTACTTGGAAAGGGCAATGTACTTTCTCATACAAAAGCCCTCGACCCCATCAGAAGTGCGAACTTTGTAAAAGTCTTCCGTGGACGCATCCAAGTCAACGCAGACCTGTGTCAGCGCGTCAATGACGACCGCAACATCTGCGTTGATGTCGGGCAGCTTACGCACATTCAGATAGAGACAGTCCGTAACAATGCCGGAGCCAATGTGCGGCTCATTGACCGCTTCTGCCTCAGTGCAGAGTTCCGTCACATCCTGACGCTTACCGCGAAGCTCCTGAATGATGTCCTGCTTATGAGGATTATTCTGCATAGTCGGTTCCTCCTTTGGTTTAATGTTTCCAGGGACAAGTATCGTTCCTTGTCCGCTGCGGTGGTTCGGTGAGCAACAGATTTTTGTCACCGTAGTGAATTGCCTGATGCGTCTCATGGGTCGTTGTGATGAGATACTCAGGGGCGAGCAGAATGTCTGTCCGTTCCAGAAGATCCCTCTGCCGAATCGGGTTCAGATGGTGAATGATGACTCGACCAAATATCTCGTGACCTTCGATGCCAAGGTCGCAGCCAAGATCTCTTGCAATCACCGTGTCTCGGATCTTCTTCCATTCCAACGACCTGTAAAAGACCTGGTTCATATAACGGTCGAAGCCAAAAGTCGTTTCGCCGACGATGCCGTCAAGCCGAAGATACTCAAAGCGATCTTCAAAGGTTGGAAGAAGAACAAGCTCTGAATAGCTTTTAATATTCATCCTCTTCGTCCTCCTGCCCCTGATAGCTCTTCATAGCCTTGGCCGCCTTGAGGTACAGATCCTCCATCTTGGCGGAGGACTCGATCGCTTCGGCCTTTGCCGCGGCAAGATCCCTCTGCTTCTCAAGCAATTCTTTTTCGATCTGGGCTCTGGTGGAGCCGAGTTTCAGAAAATGGGAAATCACCTGAGAGGAAGCAGTGCCGTTGCGCATTTGCTCTTCGGCAACATCAATGGCTAAGGCGATCAGTTGCTTCTCTCTTGCTTCAGGAGTAAGAGCCGCACGGGATTTAAGTACTTTCTCAGATGATCTTGCGGCCTTTGCCATCCTTGCCACCTCCTCTCGCTGTGTTTGATCATGGTATGCACTGTGTTTTGTATTACTTATTTGGACTTTGAGACAGGGCTTGAAAGAACCCACAGAACTGACTGGCTGAACAAGTTGAAAGGAGAAATCCCCAAATGAAAGATGGAGGTAGAGAAAGCACTTGCATGACCCGGTCGTGGCAATTCCATGGAAAGAAGAACACATCAGGAGGTGAAATATCAGCCCTGTGGGCCCGTTCAAACCCTGTCTCGTCACCCGAAACTTCAGTCGGCTGCCCCAACCCCGAAAAACATTTTTCAAAAATATCCCCCGGAGAATTTTCAAAGACCGCCGCGATGCAGAGGGGGTGCTGTTTTTGCGACCCCCCCCCCTATACCTTTTGGAGAGCAAGGCAGTCTCGTTAAGCAAAAGGTGACTGGGAGTTAAAACTTATTGTGTTGTAAAAACAGAGTCAAAGATAAAACCTCCCGATTTGAGTGAAAGAGACTGCTAAAGCCTTTATGCACTCACGGGAGGCGAATCCTTTGTGTCTGCTTTTACTTTTTTGTAGATCCCAAGGGGATCGTATTTGATGATGTCATCAATGGCACGCTCAAGTTCCTGTTCGTTTTCAGCATCTGAAAGCTGATCGGAAGTCCTGGCTATACGGGCCAGGTAGGCGCAAGAGTGATAGCCTTTGCCTTCATCAAAGCGATACCAAGCATCATACTGGGTAAAGGGATCATACGGATTATCTGTCGTAGTTAGCGCGCATGATTGAGCCATTTTCTCTCACTTCCTTTCATGAATTCAGATACTTGGAAACAGCAGAAGTCGAAATTCCCAAAGCTTCAGCGATTTCAGCATTTGTGTGGCCAGAATTCGCCATTGCTTTGATTCTGCTAATGCGAGCATCGGACAACTGCGTTGTTCTTCTCGGCGTTGCTCGTTCTCTGACAGTTTTCGGTTCGGCATAACGCAAGATCTCGCTCAAGGTTGTGTCTGAAATCGCACCAGACTGAATTGCAGTCCATTCGCCATCGCTGATTGTAATGCGAGTTCGCTTTCCGCTTGCACCAGTAGAATTTCTGGCATCACTAATAGCAGCACGACGGATCTTGGAAATCTCATCTTTGTCAGTGATGTTGTTTGCCTGAACCTTTGCTTTCACACGAGCATTTGCAATTCGTTGAGCTTCTCGTTCAAGAGGAGCATTCAACTGTGCGACCTTGAGAGCAGCCATAAGGCGGTTCACTTCGGGCTCAAAGGCCTTGGCCGCACTGGCAGAGCGCTTCAGAGTAGGGGTAGCCTTGTATTCAAGACGGGCCTTGTTGGCAAGGTCTTTCATCTTGTTGGCATAGTCGGCATAGGCCTCTTCCTGAAGCGTTCCAGAAGACATCGAACGAACATCATCAACTGCGAGGATGCGTTTAACTTTAGTGGTTGCCGCTACCGTCTTTCCGGTACGGGGGTCCACATAAGTTCTGCCGGACTCCTTGTAAACGACTTTTCCTGTCAGAGGATCAATGACACCGCTGCCCTGACGCTCCGGTACCTCAACATCCTGCTTTCTACGGGATAAGAGGGTAGAGGCACCGCCATGGTGACCAGTCTCGTCGTCAAAGCCTTGATACTTCTTCTTGAGCTCGGCGATACCATTGTCTTTCTCAGACTGCCGGTAGTCGAGCTTGTGCTTGGCCGCATCAATGACAACCATGCTGTGTTTGACCGCTCTTGCGATCTCAGGCTCAGTAGCGCCTTTCAGAGTCATGTCAGTAATGAGATTTGAAATCTCACCCATCTGTCTCTGTGTAGCAGCACCCTTTGCAAGGAGCCGAACGCCAGTCTTGCCCTCAGTTGAGTAGTCAGTCTTAGGATCGAAGTCCTTCAAATCCTTAAGGGCGGGGGTAGATTGGATTTTCACCCTCCCACCTGTCGGAATGACAACGACCTGGTCGCCATCAAAGTCAGCACCAGAAAGACGCTCTGCAACCTTAGGGTTGATACCCACAGCATCCCGAATGTTCTTTCCGAGAACGGAAATGGCAGTCGGGTTTTTGTTATTGACCGTAAGCTCAGGGATCTCAAAGGTACCACCATGCGGATAGCGAATTAGCACGACCTTTTCGCCATCACGATAGTTCGGGGCAAAGATCTCGGTCTCTTTCATCGCATTGAGCGGTAGTATGACCTGCGTGCTCTGACGAGGGAGAGCAGCCGCTTTCAGATGGACAGCAGCCGAGTCGCACTCATCCGCAAAGTCTAACAGGAGCTTCCGCTTTACGGTGGGATTGTTCAACGAACAGATCTCCGAGAACTCATCAGCAGCATCAGCGTAAGTCAAATCCAACTGCTTCTTGATAAGCTGGATGGGCTGCTTGGAAAGGAACTGGGAAGAAAGATTTTTACTCATCTTGTCCCAGTCGCCCTCTTCTTTCAGCTTGTTGATCGCAGAAAGCTTCTCATTGCCGTCGGCGTCGATATAGTGACTCTGGCCATTAGCCTTAATCAAGGCCCCGAAAGGGTTGTCGGGATCATCCTGAATTTTCTTCAGAACATCCATCTTAGGTGTTCCGGTATGCTTGTTGGTGTTAAAGACAATGTCTGCGCCATCGGGCATATCGTCAGAATACATCGCCATTCCTTTGAGGTAATGAGTACCATCCACAAGGATACGAACCTGAGCATAGTGAGAGTCTCCCAAATCAAGGTCAGCAACGCCGCGACGGATCTCAATGACACCGTCTTTCAGTGCGCCACCCTCATCGCCATAAAGGATCTTCACACGGCTGGAATCAATGCTCGCCGGATACTCACGCTTATCCCAAGACTCGCCACCATCAGTAGAATGGTAGTCGCCAACAGACTTCACCAAATCAAGGTTCTGATAAACCTCTCTCTGGTCAATCTCAGGAACGGAAATAACGGGGGTGATCGTGCGTTTCTTCGGGTCGTTTACCTGGGGAACGCCGACGCCATAGCGGTTATAACCCTCGGTTTCCAAAATGAAAAGAGCCTCTTGAAGAACACCGGTAGAAACGCCAAGCTGCCGCTCAACGCCGGTGCCTACATCAATGGCTCCTTTTTCCGCAAGCTCTTTCTTCAGAATCTCTGCCGTGGCTTGCGCCTTATTCTTATTGGCTGCCGTATTCTCATTCAGCAGTGCGCGAACAGAAGAGTCATTCGCATAACCGAGGATTGAGGCGATCTCATCCAGCGTCTTACCGTCTTCCCGCAAAGAACGGGCACGGTCTGCCTGAAGAGCACGGCGTTCATGCTTTGCGACGCGAACCTGCATCCGCAAGTCAGTCGTCGAAAGATGAAGTTCATCAGCAATCTGTTTTTCAGTTTTGCCGAGCCGCTGAAGCTCTTCAACGCGAGCAAGAAAGTCGCCGCCATGTTGGTAAGGGTTATCACCGGAACCCCACGGATAGCGCCCAGAGCGCCGTTTGACGCCATAGTGCATCAGAATATCTTCCTCTACGAGGTCCATAGCTTAACCCTCCTCTTCTCTAATTTTGTTGATGACCTTATCGGCTGTGATGATCCTGTCCATGATTGGCAGAATATCCTCAACAGTCGGCTTATGGTACAGAATTTGGTCGTGCTGGTAGATACGCAGTTCCATTTCAATGTCGGCTGGACGAATATGATACTCCAAACAGAACAGAGCGGCATAGACCTCCAACTGTTCGATATGAGCGTCAATTTCTCCGGTCTTCAAATCATGGATGCGAAGAAAATTATTTCGGAAACAAATTGCGTCTGTCGTTCCGAAACAGTTCGGGGAATAGTAGAGGATCTGTTCCGGCGTCATCTTATAACCGATAGCGTCATTCACATACATATTCAGAGTCTTCTGAGACTTAGGAAGTTTCTGCCCCAAAAGAATACACTGAGCGGCGAATGCGTGAAGAACAGTTCCTTTCTGTGTTGCCAGAAATCTCACATAGGAGTCCGCGATTTTATCGTCGGTGTAATTGATCCAGTGATACTTACTTGCACCAAGGAAGGCGTGTTGACCTTCAAGGTTGGAATGTCTGTTGAAGTTCATTCAATACCTCCTCTTTATTTTCCGGACACACAAAGCGAGAGAATGACATATCGTTCATCTTCTCGACATAGTAGTCCTGATTTGGGCGCTTCTTAGCTGTCGCAGACCTCTTGCATTCGAGGGAGGCCCACTTCTCGCCATAAAGAATCAACAGATCGGGGAGCCCCTGAATTTGGTCCATCTTGAAAACCATGCATCCAGGGAACAACGCTTTCAACGACTCGATTAAACGGTCTTGAAATCCGCTCTCAAGTCTTGAACTTCTGGCCACGAAATGACCTCCTTTCGACAAAAAATAAAATGGAGAGAGGGAAATGTGTAACACATCTCTCTCTTCTCCATAAAAGACCCTGTTTTTTCTGCGGAAGCCAAAAAGGGCATAAAAAAAGAAGAGCCTTGTTAGGGCTCTTCTTTTTGGCTAAGATATCCTTTTACATCGTATCCCATTCTTTCCAAACAATCAAAAGATTTCATCGCATGATTCTTCATCGCCATTTCTGCTTTCTCATCTTTCAAGATGCCGATTTGGTTCAGCACATTGCAGATATCAAGCATATTTGTGTGATACTGAAATCTTGCCTTTGCAATTTTTCTTGTAATGTCCATAATGGTTCTCCTTTCAAATTAGGTCTCTTCCATAAAGGACATTGCTAAACGTGCGCAAATATAAATTATACTCTTAGCTATTGTTTCTCAGATAGCGAATGAGAATCCAAATCAACCACAGACCTCCGGTGCAACAAGTAAGTATCACATCCAAAATTAGGCCGGCAGTCCCGCGCTTTTTTCCACCATTTCTACTCATCGGTCTCCTCTTTATTTTTATTCGCATGACTGAGAGCAGCAAATTTTACAGCGCCATGTTTCACAGTGTCGATTGCGTTGGATAAAGTATTCTTCGTGCGCTCTCTTTGGTCAAGCCGATGCTGCTCAAGTTTGTCAAACTTTTGTTGGCTCGCGTCAATAACCTCTTGCGTTATGCACTTAACTTTGACCACAGTCCCCGAAACAACTTTTTTCTTTGCTTTGGGCTCTGTCTTAATAACTTGTGACTCAAAACAATTTCGATATCTCGGGTCAACGTCTGCGAGGACCGTTTTAACAAGTGTGGCTTTCAGTCCACATCCTTCCAAAATTTCCACAGCTTGTGAGTAGGACACTGCGTATCCTTTAGAATACAAGGGTGGCACGGACACAAGTTTTTTGCGTTCCTCTATCGTTCTCTCAGCAAAGTCACAGGCTGCATCGGCAGCAGGTCTGACAAGGGGTAGTATTGCTGCGGCAGCGGCTATGATAGGTGCCAAATTACCGCCACCGGCATTGACAGGATCTTCTTTTTTTCCCATATCCAATTCCACTCCTTTCGGAAAAATAAATAAAAGGTGCGCCCCAACGAAGAGACGCACCCTGCAAAAGCGCATCTCTCATTGCTGCGACACAATCCTCTTACCACCACTATGGGTATAACGAGTTAAGAGAGAAACACTTGTTGCCAAGTAATTCTCCCATAGTGAAGCGGATAAGAAGATTTAATTGTGTCGCAAGCTTAGTATATCACACTCGCGCACGAAAAGGAAGTCAGAGTTTTTTGAGGAAAATCAGGCTTTGGCCAAAAACCCACTTTTTCTCGCCACTTATATATATTTTTTACATTTTTTCTTCACACTAATTAAAGAAAAAAGTGGGAAAGTGGGCAGAAAGCCCGCAAAGCCTTGTGTACCAACGGTTTCAGCCCGCCCACTTTTCAAATAAAACCGGGCAAAAACCCACTTTTTTTGGCCAGAACCGTCTCTACAAGTCTCTCAACTCGCCCAAATATATCAAGTTTCTGAAAGAAAGTGGGCAGAAGCCCGTTTTTTAAAATAAAAGTGGCCACGATTTTTGCGCATGAAAGAGCCCCGAATTCTATCTTAGATTAGACAGAACCGGGGCAAATTCACACGGTTTGGAGAGGCTACCTCCATACTCGTCCGGACCGTTTGTCGATCAAAACGACACGACCTTCGATCTCAAAGTCTGCCAAGTCACACACATCCTTGATAGACCTGAGCAACTTCTTAAAGCGAAGCTCCTCGATTTCAAGGTTCATCATGGCCTGGTAGGCTGTCGGATCTGAGTAGCCCTCCGAGTTTTTTCGGTCGCTCATTGGTCACCTCTTTCTTTCTCCCATTTTTCAAGATCACAGCCGATCTCTTTCAGCTTGTAGGTACAGAGCCAGACATCATCGCCCTGTTCCATCTCATAACGACGGATCAAGGCCTCAATGCCGCGGGAGAAGTTGTCATAGAATTTTTTAAGCCTCTTGTTGCCGAAGCCGAGCTGTTCACGCAGCTCCCACAGAACCAGAGCGTCGATCTCTCGGATATGCTTTCGATCGTACTCTGCGAGCTGTCGCCGTATCTCCATGTCCATAGCCTTTTTCTCGGCAGCGGACATTACGGCTCCGAACACTCTTTTTCCGGCTTTCTTTACTTTCATGAACGGGTCCTCCCATGATCCAGTTTTCTTTTGCGAAGAACATCGGAACTCCGAAGAAAAGAGAAAGGAGAAGGACCGTACCATCCCTCTCCAAAATAACAACCGGCAAAGATGCCAGCACCATCAATACCGCATAGATCTTGTTGCGGATCAGTTCGCGCTTCCACATAATCATTACTCCTTTATCAGTACGATGTTGACGGAATGAACCAGATATGTAGTTCCGTCAATTTTTACCTGAATCTGATCGCCGTCATCATAGTCTTTCCAGCTCTCGATTTTCCCGCTAATGACAGAACCATCGGGAAGAGCCAGGATAGCATTGTCATAGCTGAATGTCGTGTCGATGACTTGTCTGTTACAACCCGTCAGGAACATCAGCATCATGGCGACAACGAGGAGGATCGCCGCAAACATACAAAGTGCTCTCTTAGCTTTCATCTTACTTATCCTCCCCAACAGTATAGAACGGCTTGTCATAAGCGTACATAGTCGCATGACTCTCATCTGGTGCATCCATCTCCAACACAGTCATGATGGCATAGTTTGCGAGATCGAGCAGCGTATCACGAATGGACTCATCCGTAACTTGCTGCTGGTCGCGGTCATTGCAGGAAAGGCGAGACAGGGTCTTGAAGCGGGAGAACTTATCCCCCAAACGGATACGGGCCATAGCGAGACCTTCCTCGACGAAAGTGGCATGGAAGCTGTCGCCATAGTCGTGGTTTTTGCGTGCGTAGAGCTCGTTCAGCCCATCGCAGATTTCCTTATGTCTCAGAACTTTTTCGTTCATTGCGATCCTCCTTAGTCTTTCATAGGCGATAGGCCAAGTCGTGTCCGGTAGTCATTGTGAGAGATCAGACCGCTGGCTCTCATGTTGCGGAGTGTCTCCTCGTCCGGCCACGGGAAGACCGAAACAGAAACACCGCCATCAGGCGAAATATAAATGGACACAGATCGGTCACGAGCTGCCATTGCTTCATCAATGATTGAGTGGATTTTTTTCTCATCCATTTTCACAAGCTCCTTTCAAATATCATTTGCTCTGCGATGCAGACTATGGTCGGCATCAAAGCCATCGGGATAGCGGGCGCGGAGCTTATCAATGTTCATCTGGAAGATCGTCTCCAAATCATAGCCGATAGCTTCTGCGCTGATGGCCAGATACCATGCGACATCGCCAAGTTCTTTTGCCATGTGTTCGCTATCGAAAGCGTGGCCCTGGTAAAGATGCTTTTTGAGAATATCAATGCACTCTCCGGCTTCGCCGTTCAGACCCATCAGGCCGTTGAGAATACGAGGGTATTCCTTAGACATTCCGGATGCGGTCCGAAGTGCTTCTTTCTGGTACTCATTAGGTGTCATAGTATTCACACTCCTGAAAAATATAAAAAGAGAAGAGCCTGTGTTTCCACAAGCCCTTCCCTCTGGGTAGAGATTAGAATTTCAGCTTTTCGTTGATTTTCGCGATTTGCTTCTCAGCCTTTTTCTGAATCTCGGTGTTCCCGGCTGCGATTGCCAGGTCAAGGATTTCCTGCCAGTCTTCTAACTGGTCAAGCAGCATACCCTTGTACTGGTTATCTGTCATACCCACAGAATCACCACCATCCAGAAGGTGAGAATCGTTGCGTTCAGCCATAGCCTAACAACCTCCTTCCATAATAGGCGATGTACTTTTTGCGCATGATTTCTTTTTTATGATTGTATCATAACAGCCGGAGTGGTGTCAAACGGCAGTGCCAGTAATCAACGCAGAATAAGGCAGACTTTCAATCCGGTCACAAAGTGTATGCCATTCATCGAGCTTGTGATGCCGACGGGATTTGTAGATATTGGCCAGAACCTCATAGTTCAGCATGACCGTCCGCTTCTGGTTGTAGGAACTGGGGAGAAGCTGGATCATCTGCCACCAAATATCCTTGGCGGGGAGGCCGGTGTATTCCTCAGTCTTCGTCGCTGTAAGATATTTTTCGCGATAGTGATTTAGCACATCAATCGTCATGCCAAGGACTTCCATGGGCCCCGTATCTCTGTGATCGGTTCCTCCGATTTCAATACGGACATCGAGGTCATCAACCAGATGCTCGTGACTGAAGTCATCCAGTGTAAACTCCTTTGCTGCGATTTTGTGCATCGTAGAGCAGGAGTTGGCGACAGTACCGACCTTATAGGTGTCGAACTCTTTCCACCAGTACAGCGGGGCGGTGATGTCGAGATAGACGGTAATCATCCGCATGAACTTGCGATGATCCGTACCAGCGTTGCGGAGGGCCATCATGAGTTGCTTATCGTTGGGGCCAATGCAGAAATTTTGCTGGCATTCTCCGCAACATTTTTCTTTCCCATAAGGACATTCCGGGCCGCTATCGCTTTTCGCCCAAGAGTTTTTAGGGTTTCGCATACCACGAATAGCGTGCTCCCAGCCAAGAACTTCGACATTTTCAACTTTCAGCATTTGCTTCTCCTCTCCTTAATGCCTCATGGTGCTTTGCCATCTCACAAAGTATCGCGTTCTCCTCATCACAGAATTTGATAGAAGACGGACCAACACGACGAACGCCGTCTTCGAATTCAACAATTCCAAAAACCTGCCCGTTTTGTCCGCCAGGATGACCTCCACGAAGAGGGCTTGCGTCGACAACCTTGCTCCACTGCTCCCAACGGTGAAAATATCCGAGCTTACCATTTACTTCGCAAAGGCGCGTCGGAAACTCAACATTCATTTTAATTCCAGCCATTACAAACCTTCTTTCTGTTGGCCGCGAAGAACCTCAATGCAGTCGCAGTCAACCGTAGCAGCTTCGACATTCATAGCAGAGAGCATCATCTGAAGCTCGTCTATGAGATACTTCTCGCTCTTACAAAGGCCGCCGCTTGCGAGAAGACGGATATAGTTCGTCACCGTGATGGGAACAGGAATTTTCTTACCCATCTGAGCAGCGAGCAACTGAATGTACTTGGCCATCGGATAGGTAGCCACAACGATGGTGGCACCGGTCTTTTCAGACATTTCGATGAGCATAGTTGTTTTGCCGCTTTGCCGTTCGCCGATATAAATGGTGCTCATTTGGAAGTCTCCTTCCTCGTCCGTGCCAAGACCTTCTTTGCCTGAGAAGTAGAGCCAAAGACTCGCTTCGTAACAGCAGCACAGAACCCGGCATAGGGATCATTGTGGTCACCCTCGCCACAAGAAACGATAGTCTTGGTTCCGTCGAGCCAGAACACGATCGTTTTAGGACCACTGAAAATGACCTGCTTTACGCCGAGCGATGCCATGGGGGCTCCGAAAGTGGAGTTGAGGAAAGCCTTAGCAAGAGCCGCCGGAATGATTGCATCGTTGCGCTTCGGAGCATCAAAGAGTGAAGGTGTCACATTCTCTTTCTTGAACCAGAAGAGGCCGTATTTGCTTGCATGGTTTTTAAGGCCGGCAAACTCCACTCCGACCCGATCATCTGTAAACTTTTTAATGATGCCGAGTTTCCGGATGTATTTACCACCGTACTCGTCACCGGATTTAATGCTGACTATTGTATCAATGGGGATCATATTTTTTCTCCTTTCAAATATCAGGGTTACTTCTTGTCGATCCGGTTAGCTTTTCTCTCTTCGTACTCAGCCTGCTCAATACGAACCATACCGTCCGGACCATCTTTGAAATATCCATTCAGATCAATGACCTCGCCGTTGGGAAGAATAAGCTGGAGATAGCCGACGGTATCGAAGTCGCCATTTTTCTCATCGGTCAGAAACTCTTCGACGATGATCTTGAACTTCTTGTCCGCCGGGAAGTACGGAAGCGTGATTGGATACATCTTGTCGATAAGGCGAGTACCGAAGCCGTTTCTGAACGGAATATCAGGGCTTTCTTTGTTGATGAGCTGAACACGGTTGACATCCGAGTAAGTGACCGTACCGTCCTCGGCGACATCCTTAAACAGGCTGCTCATACGCTTGCACTGGAAGTGCTGGATAGGATCGTTCTCACCAAACTCGACCTTAGTCCAAATATCAGGATCGTCCTCAATGGGGGTAAGGCATTTGCCGTCGATGAGGCGGTTCAGGATGCTCTTGGTGATCTGAATGCTCATATCGGAGTGGCCGTCGCGTTCCAAAGACCGATACGCTCTGAGGGCACTCTCATAGCACGCAACACCGTAATCCCAGTCGTCTTTATCTTCGGCACTTTCGCGTTCTTTCTGAGAAGCAATAGCAACTTCACGAGCCGCCCAATCACTCTCGTCATCCGTAAGGGACAGTACCCGCTCGACATCCTTATCGGTATGGCCGTCCCACTCAGGGGCAGTGGCCACCTCTTTGCAGTGGAACAGGTCCCAGTCCTTGTCCTCGTAATGATAGGTATAGGGCCCCTTTGGCGTGTCGATGCCAACGATGAACCAGCCTCCTCCAAATGGAGCCTCGCCATCCGAATGCTTGTGAGATTTCCAAGCAAGCGTCGGGAAAGTGTTCACCAAGGCCGCGAAGAGGATGAGCCGCTGATGATAGAGGGAATTGAAGGTATGGAACCCATCGGAGAATTCTCCGATATCCTTCTCGGACATAGGCACTGCGCGATCATCCCAATATTCATTGGCGAAGATCTTCCGGCAGTCAGTCCCAAATGCTTTGATAATTTCGGGAAGATTCTTATTGACCGCATCGAGATGGATGCCCTGTGCCTCACAAAAAGCAAGCGCTTTTTCCAAAGGTTCTCCAACTCGGTTCGTCCAAAGAATGATTTTGGCGCCAGCCTCCTGTTCGGCCTTAACCTTGGCGATGTTTTTTTCAATCGGCGCACCGATCTCAGGCCATTTGTTTTCGACCAAAGTGCCATCGAAGTCGACAGCAATAATTTTTGCGTTATCCATGATTTCTCCTTTTCATGTCATGCAGCTTTCGGCATCGGTGCAGTAGACCACCCAACAAAGCGACCCTCATTGAAGTTCTTCTTCTCCTTGAGTGCCTTGCTGATCGCCAGATCAATGCCGGAAAAGCTCTTTAGATGGAAGTAATAAAGGTCACTGAATGGCGTCGTCAGACGGTCGATTCGTCCAGAAGCCTGAACCATGACCTTATAGGAATAGTTCTGCGAGTAGAAGATAATCGTATCAGTAGTAATGCAGTTCCAGCCCTCGCAGCCGGCCGTGTACTGCACGAGATAGACCCATTTGTCGCCGGTCGGGATCTCTTGATGCTTGTGACCGTTCCATTCAGCGACTTCGGTCCCATCTGGGTAACCAAGATTTTTGAGAATATCAAGCTCGTAGTCGAAATTGTAGAAGATGATGACTTTAGGGTGATCTTCCATGATCTCCAACACGGCCACGCTGCGGGACTCGTCCGAATTCACCACGCGGCGCCAGTTCATACAAAGCTCAGAAGCCGTTTCAATAGGACGGTCTTCCCAAGGATTCCAGCGGTTTCGAGAAATATCTTTATAGAGCGGAATGTTGTAGGAAACAGGCATATCTTGATGATGCGATGTGGTGTGCCGCTCGAACTCCATCGTCACGAGAATGCGATTGCGCAGACGGATCAGCCGTCCGGTGTTGAGGTATCGGTCGACCTTTGGATACTTCGACCTCCAGTCATAAACCACATGCTGGTCGATGAAATCGGTCTTGTTCCGGTAGAACCCATTTGCGATGAAGACTGGGATATAATCCTGCCAGGTATCCCCGGGGGTAGCGGAGAGCAAGATCCATTTATTCACCTTGGCGATTTTCAGGAATGCTTTTGTCCAAGCCCCGTAGCCGACGACACGCTGCTCGTCAAATATAAAGAAACTATTTTTTACATCTTTGTACTTGCCGATGTTGTTCCACGAGTCGATGATGACCTTGTTCTTGTAGTAATTGCAGTCCTCATGGGTGGAGAGCAGGAATGGAGCCAACTCGTCCTCCCATTCACAGGTATCGCGCTTGCGTGCCGTGGTGATGATATAAATATCAAGCGGATTTTTCATCGGCGCATCAGGAATATCGAGGTTTCCGCCCTGCTGAAGATAGTAATAGGCGAGAGCAGTTCTGGATTTACCGGAACCGACCCCGCCGCATAGAATGCAACCGTTCTTCATTTTTTCAAGGGCGCTGCGCTGATGATCGTACAGACTGATACTCATGACTTAGCCATCCCGATTAGCGCTTCAATATCTGAAAGAGACAGCTCAAGGTCACTCCAATCATAGTCCTCATATCCATCCTCTCCAAGATCTCTTGTCGGAGATACCATTACGGTTGCCGCATAAGCTTCGGGGCAATTCAGCGGATACTCAACACTGATTTCGGTGTGAACAGCATCAGGATAGAGGCCTTCGAGCCATTCTTTTGGCGCGATAAAGTAGAGAGTCATCGTCTCGTACTCATCGCTTTTGTATTGGTCTTCAAGAATGACTTTTTTCGTGTCAAAATCTTTAATGGTCATTGCTTTCACGCTCCTCTCGCAAAATATCCATCATTTGACTGACAACTCGACGAGTATGCCAAACATCGCTAAAGTACATGGGCGTAAACCAGTAGTTCTCCAAAGAGTCACCATTTCTGATCGGATCGGTAAGAGAATTGCCGACCTTGACGAATCCGGCGACGCCGAGGAGCGATAACTGAATATAGCACATGAGCGCGACTGTCTCCTCGATGTCCTGAGCCGAGAAGAGAATATGGTTCTGGAAGTTAAAGCCGGCCTTTTCAAGGTCGTTCCGTGCTACATTGGCAGCAGCTATCAAAGTCGCACCACCTCCGCAGCAATCATCGTGAACGGTGATAAAGCCGCTTTTTTCGACCTGTTCCGCAACATTACCCATTGTCGCAAGCGCCATGAAGTGACAAACATTATAAGGAGTAAATATCTGCTTAAGTTCGTCGCTTCCGAGCCTCATCCGCATATAGACTTCACCAAGAAAGTCCTGGTCCGGATTTTTCTCCAACGCGACCGTCATTTCGGCAAGAAGCTCCGGGAATAACGCCTGCTCTTCTTTGCGGTACTTGGCGATGGCTTTTAGATAACGGTCTTCTCGCTCATCATAATGTGTCTTATCAACAGCATTGGAGAATGCGCAGGCAGTCATCAGAACGAAGTCTTTCCAAATGTCCCACGGTCGATTTCGCTCGGACACGAGCTTGTTGAATGTCTCGATGAAATACTTCTTGTCGTCAGCCCTTGACGAGGAAGCTTTTTTCGGAGCTGGCTTTTGTGGCTCTTTCTGCTGATTTGCTGAAATATCAATTTTCGGTATCTCAGGCGGAATGAACGGCTTTGGCTCATACTTGGGGAGCGACTTAGCCGGTTTCGCCTTATGAACCGCTTTCTTCTTTTTCTTAGGTTTCCAGAAAGGCATGGGGTCCTCCTTTCAAAAAGTTAAAGGGACGCCGGCTACCTCCTAACCAGCGTCCCCGCAATGCTTATTCCTGCGGATACTCGCTCGCAGCATACTTCTCGGCGAACTCATCCTCTTCGATGGTGACATACATCGTCTTGAGGTAGGCCTTCACACCGCTCTTCTCGTTCTTGGTGCCCTCCTGGATGATCCAGTTATAGGGGCGGATGATGAGATCCACATTGCTGATCTCGGCAAAGTCGAGAGCGCCGATGGACTCCTCATCGAGAGGCGTCTGCTTGCGGCGGGTGACCATGACGACCTTGGGCGGGAAGTTCTTGAAGCTCACCGCGACCTGGAGATAGTGACGAGGCTCGTCACCTTCCTCACGAGGAGGCATCACGCGGATATTCCAGCCGTCTTCGATCAGACGCTGAGCATCGTTGTGGTCCTCGATGATAACGCAGAAATTGCGATCACCGGCGCGGTTGTACTTGTCCTCCTTACCGGAAAAGTTCCGGAAGATAATGCGGGCGTTTTCGATGATGATGTTGTCAGTAGCTTTACGACTCATGATTAAGACTCCTCTCAACTGTTAAAATGGATATTGGAATGGACTGTAATGAGCTCGTTCCCGAGCTTCCTGGTGTGCCAGTTCCTCTTTTTCAATGCAGAGGGTGCAGATGTTTTTCATAGGCTGCGGCTTCTTTTTCCACCGATAAATGTTCTCGCAGTTTCTCAATCCACATCGCCTGCAAGTAAACCAACGAGCACCGTCTTTGGTGAAGCTTTTCTCCATGGAATTACCTCACATCAAACGGTGTACTGTCTTCTTCGTGGGGTTCGCCGGGGCTGAACCAAGGCGGCGTGTCAGAAACATACGGGTCTTCGGAAACGAACCACTCGAAATCGCCATACTTGGAAATATCAGTGGCCGCAGCATCAACGAGAGCATCATAGTATCTCCGGTCAATGCAGTCTTCCTTTCCGAGTTCCTTGACCATTTCAGACTCAAGCCAGCGATAGCCTTTCGTTCCAACGGCGGCATCGTACTTCTTTTCGCCAGTCTTTTTGTCAACGGACTCGCGACACAGAAGACCGCCGCCACAGCCGGGTTTGATGGGGCAGAACTGTCCGACTCGTCCAATAAAGACATAGTCATGACCTTTCTCGATTTCAGTTGTAAGTTCCTCGATACGAGCACATTCTGCCTCCATTGGCTCATTCAGCTTCGTTGTATCGGAAATCTTTTTCCACAACTTAGCATACTCATCCTCCAAAGCACTCACATCAGGCAGGCTCTCATTCATATCCAGATAGAGCGCCCCTGTAACAGACTTCGTCTCACACATATCCTCGAAGGTGATCTCCTCATGCGAGAAGATCTTCTTGAAGACATACGGGATCTGGAACTGAGTGCCCGTGGCTGTCCACTCACCGGCGTGTTTACCATCTTTGTACTTGGCAATATAAACGGCGTTGTTGACGAGGCACATGCGATCATAAGTCGCTTCGTGCTCGAAAATATAACCGTACATCTTGCCGTAGTCCATGACGAACTGAATGATCTCAGGTGTAGCGTCTGGGATCTTGATAGAGTCCGTCTTGATGTGAGCAACAACAAAGCCCCGTTTTTGAACCTCGTGCTTGAGGTTGATCATAAACAGGGCTCCGCGCTTGGCGACGATATTATCTTTGTTACGGTTGTCATGGAACGGATTCTCGAAGCTGGCCGAAGTCAGACCGTAAACGGAGTTGATGGCAATTTTTAGCGCCTGTGCCAGAGCATCGGCGGCACTCTCGTCCGTCAGATACTTTGCCAGAGCGCCGTTCAGCATCTTGCGAGCCTTGTCGAACTCCTTATGCTTGATGGCGACACGAGCATCACGAATCTCACGAAACCGCTTCGTATAGATCGGCCCGAAGAGATCTTCTGCGATGATGCTTGAGGGATGCATAGAAGCAATATCCAGCAGAGCGATATTTCCGTACATACCAGGCTCGGCATAGACATAGCCACCCTCGCCAACTTCTTCGCCGCGATAAGTAGACTTGCCTTTGTCGAACTTGTAACCAGGGAAGATCGGACGGTCTTTCTTGTCAAACGCCGTATAGTTGTCGTATTCTTCCGGCCCAAACTTGAACGGCAGATCGTCCATGCTGCAAATCTGGCTGGCATCACCCATGTCGCGGTAATTAAACTGATCCTGCGGCTTCTTGTTTCCACCGAAGATAATCTTGGCGGTCAAAGTGTTCGTGGTATCGTTGACGGTCATTCCAGCCACATCGGCCAGGATCTCACGAGCTATGAAGTCAGCCTTACGGGCATTGAATACTGCCTCCGTAGCAATGACATCATTGTCACAATACTCGGCGACCTTCTGCCACATGCTCTCCGGAACAGGCTGGTCCCACGGAAGGCCAAGCTCCTGATGGTGGATGCCGAGTTCGATCTCCCACTTCTTCAAGCTCTGCTTTTTCGAGCAGAAGTCGTAAACATCAGTGTAAGAGACATTATAGGCTTCGCCAAAGAAGCAGTTGTTGCTCTTGGATTTCTTTTCGCTGCCGATGATCCGCTGAGACAGGTTGTAAAGCTGCTCATTGGTATAGCCCATCAAGCGAGCATAGAGAATGTGGTTATCATACCGCCGGCAGTTGAAGCCGATGAGTCGGAACTTCATCAGGCCCTCGATGTCCTCAGAGGTTGGGTTGATCATCCGAACCACAGGTTGTGCGCTTCCTGCAAACTTCCAGTTCACGAGTAAAAGGTTCGGAAACACCTCGACATCATAAAAGACGAGATCAGCGGTTTCGTTCTTGGCCGCAGGGGCGGCGTCAGCAGATTTGAACGGCATCTTGTTAACGAGCTTGATGCAATACTCTGCCTGATTGGTGCTGTTGGCGGCAAAGGCCAGGACGGCATTGCGCATATCGGTAACATCGTAAACCATGCCGCTTTCATACGCATCCGTCAGAATCTTGTGGATAAAGTCGATACTGGGCTTAGTTGCAGGGTGAATCTCCTTGTTGAGATTTCTCTTGATTTGAACCCTAAGCCCTTTCTCGCTCTGAACCACCTTGTTGTTTACCATGCTGCTTTCTCCTTTCAATGGTAACCCAGAGCTTATGGTTGCAATAGGTAGGTTGTTGAACTTAGTGAGTTTCCGGCGCAGCGAGCTTTTTCCAGTGAAGACCTTCACCTCAATATGGTCGTCATAGATACGGCTCAGCCTTGTCGGATCGCCGGTGTAAATATAATGTAGATGGATACCATGACCACCCTTACTGACCTCGGCATAGGTTGGAGGCCACTTACTCGCCTCTGCCAGGTTCAGGTCAAAGCACTTGTTTCCGTTCTCGTCCGGAATATCAAAGTCGATGACAATATGGTTCTCAGGCACCTTGACATAATGGAGCTTTGAGGTATCCAACTGCGAAAGAGTCTTCGTGACTTTTTCCCATTTCTGCGAGGGCGTTTCTTTAGATGTGGCATATTGAGCAGGACAGTCCGCACAATCTTTGTCAAATGCGGATGCCGTTCCATCAAACTGAATCAGCCGAGTTGTTGGCTCCGGCTTATCAATGATGGTCTGCTCCTCAAATTTTTCAGTTCTGAAGCCACTGTAATAGCTCCGAACACGAGTGCCATCTTCCATACTGAAGCGCTCTGTGTAGTCATGGAAATAGTTCTTCAACTCTTCCTTGAATGCTCGCTGGCTGAGGGGGTACGAGACCTTTGCTTCCTCATTATAGGTCTTATACATCTCCCAAGCAGCCTTGAGGGACGTTCCGTCTTCACGCTTGAAGACAGGGTAGGAATCAACGATGTAGTTGTAGAAGTCATTGGAGGCCCCCAACATAGCAATCGGAATATAACCGTCGTAGTAAGCGGGATCTTCCAGATAGACCTCTTGACAGTGGTAAGCAATCGGGCCAAGTTCAAACGGGATGTGCTTCATGATGGTCTTGTACTCGTTCGGCTCGACCTTATCTCCTGTTGGGGAAACATCAATCAAACGTCGAATCAGACCGGATTTAGCGTCCGTAATACGAACCGGTTTATTTGTGCCCATAAAGAGGAAAGCCTTAAAACGGTTGGCGTAAGTTGATTTGAACTTCTCGTTGACCGTCATCAGCTCATGCGAAACAAGGCTGTTAAGTCTCGTGTTATCCTCAATACGGGACAGGTCACCATCATGTTGAATGGCAACCAACGGGTTCGTCTTGAACGCCTCCAGCGCAAATGCGTTGCTTGAAGAACCGAGAGCCTTAGCATCGAATACAGAGTAATAACCATCAAAGAGCTGCTGAATGATGTTGAGCACCGTTGACTTACCAGTACCAGCGGCGCCGTAAAGCACCATGAACTTTTGCAGCCTCTTGGAGTCACCGGACACCACCGAACCAATGGCCCATTCGATTTTGTGCCGCTCGGCAGGAGAGTATAGAACACTCATGAGCTTGTCATAAGAGTTCGCCTCACCCTGCTCAAGCGGATAATTCAGCATCTTGCTGGCATAGTCTTTTTTCCCCGTTTTGCTGTTTGAAAATATCAGTTTCTCGTCGAGCATATGGAACTGGTCCTTCATCTGCTTCTGGCAGTATTTGTGCCAGGTGTCGATCATTCCGGTTTCCGCGTCCCACATGTGCATGACTCGATAATTGTCATCAAAACGCTTACAGTTTTCCTCGGCGTATCGGTCCAGTTCGCGGTCGATCAGGTCAACCGCATCCTGTTCATCAGTCGACCACAATCCCCGTTCCTCAATCCAGATAGCGTAGAAATCGCCGCCTCTAATCATGAGGTCGCTGCTTTTCTTGATGATAAACTTGGGATAGATCTCGATGATACCACGCTTGCCACTGCGCGTTGCAATCACCAAGAAGTCTAACATTGATTACTCTCCTTCGCCGCGCTCCAACTTCTTTACTCGAACAGAGAGCTGATAGACCTGCTCCTCCAGCTTCCTGCGCTCCACCTCGGTTGCCGCGGCAAGAGCCATCGCCCCTACCGCAATCAACTTGAACATCTTCATGCTGCGGGCCTGCCTCTGCATCTGCTTGCAGAAATTCTTAGACGGCATGACCGTCACGAAAATATCATGCGTGATCGTATTCATGTTAAACTCCCTTCTCTGATGATCTCGTTAAGATAGCAATTCATCTGATACCAGATTTCCATAGACCGCATATCAAACCGAGGGTTACGGATTGTGAACAGACCGCCCTTACCATCCGGTGCGTAGTCATGATCCATAAAACGGTCGAGAATCTCGTCGACCCGAACAGGATCAAACCGAACATCGCTCATGGAACCAAGGCCCAAACTGACAAGCATACTCCAGAACCACTGTCCGGTGCGGTTGCCAATATCAGGGTCTTCCATGATGTGTTCTTCACATCGAATGGCAAGGGCGATCATCATTTCAAGGATGCTGCAAGGCCGAATATCAAGGCAGTTGGCAATTACAGCATCCCGATAGCCTTGCTCGCGACCGAACCGATACCTAAGCTCGATGCCATCCTCGGCCCGGTTGCCGTCCATCGGGATCGTGTATGCAAACTCCGTGTCGTGGAGCTTGTAGAACAGTCGCCGATAGGACTTATTAGAATATCGGTCGTCGACCACGAGCCGGTACATCCACTCGAAATATGGATCATTAAGCTCGCTTTTGGTCAAGGTCAGACCTCCTCGTCATTATTCGGAGGAAAGTTTTTCTTCTTGAAGTCGCTGAAATCACGCAGATCCTTGAGAATCTGATAGTCACAGCGCTTTGCATCACTCCTTACGAACACCGAATCGTCTTCGTATTCGCCGAAGTGGTCCAGCCCATCGCCGATGATTTCCTCCACATCATCAACGATTTCACCGCACTCATCAGCCAAGACGCCATCAGCGAAGTAGGTCAGGCTAACTTTCGTATAGTCTTCAAGTTCTCCGAATTCATCAGGAGAGATGACATACGGAACTTCACCAGGCGTTCCAGAGGGCTTCTCGTCGATTGTTCTGGAGTAGTCCTTATAACCGGCCTCCTGCAAACGCTGAGTGTACTCGGTGATGCTACCCTTATCCATGTGCTTGGCAGCATTTACAACCGAGACAGTTTTTTCTTCCGTTGTCGGTTTCTCGCGCTTGGCATATGCTGCTTTGACCGAGGCAATCTCTTCCTCGGCGAGTTTTGCGTACTTATCCTTCAGATAGTACCAGGCGCCTGCTGCGCCGATAGTAAGACCTGCCGCAAAGGCAAAGCCGGTAGATGCTTTACTCATCTTCGTCCTCCTCATCGTCTCGGATGCTCATAACGGTCATAGCCAGACCGCCAAAGAGTAAAGCGCCACTCAACAGCAATCCGCCGGTGATGTGACGCTTACGCTTTGTGTCAAGAACATAGTCGAGCATGGAAATAAAATTCGCAATTCCCTCCATGTCAGTCACTCCTTGTAGCTGAGGACTGCTGCTCCGCCCACCAGGCAGAGGCCGGACATAGTCGCCAGGGTATAAGAGAGCAGGGAAAGCATGATCTTCTTCATAATTGTTCCTCCTTTTAATCATAGCTTGAGAAGTAATGGTTTCCGACCTGGAACATAGGAACTCCATAGTCGCTGTAATGACCCGCATTGAAGAACACGACATCGTAGTCGGTACGATTTTCCAGTTCTTCTTCAACGAGCTTTACAATCTCGTCCATAACATAGCAGCGGGTGATACGGTCGCCGTACATACCCGCATACTGGTTTTTCTGCCAGATGACCTCAGAGATCGTATTCGGGAAATGCGGATCATCTACACGATTGAGAACGCTGTCAATGACCAGTCGCTGGCCCTGCTCGCATTCGCCCTCTGCTTCCGCCATAGTGCAGAGAGCAAGAAGCTCGATTTCCTCCCTCGTAGCCAAAGGCTCTGGTTCGGGAGTGGGTGCAGGCTCTTCCTCCAGTAAAATATCAGTGGACGGAGCAGATGCCTCGATGATCAGAGAGAGAGGTTCCGTCTGAATCATAGGCTGTTCCGGAACCGTTTTGGTCGTCGTTGCGTTTATCACGAAGTTACAAGATATGAAAATCGCTCCGACGAAGATAAGAAGGCAAATAAGCAATTTTTTCATCGGCTTGTCCTCATGCGAGATAGTCATTCTGGTGGTCGACGATCTTGGAAGTAATGTCGCCGACAACATTGAAGTCCAGAATGAACGCGCGCTTGTACTCGTCCGAATCAGCGTCGTGACGACGAATCTCGGTCATACCGAAGTCAACAAAGTTGTCGCCGTAAGGCTTCTTGTCATCATAGATCCAACCGACAACAGCGCCGGCTTTGGTGCGCTTGAAACCGAGCATATCGTAAACTTCATTCAAGAAGAGGTGACCCTGGGACTTGAGCATATCATTCGCCTGAGCCTGACGAGCACGCAGATAGAAGAGGTTCATTTCAGGGTCCTGCTTCCAATCGGAGTGGGTATCATCAAACACCTTTGCGTAAGGGCCGTAGTCAGAGCCATCCCAGTTCTCGTCTGCGACATTCACATTCTGCTTGACCTTCTTTTCCTTGCCCTTGTCGTCCGTGACGGTCTCTTCGATCTCCTGCGCCTTGATGTTGTAGCGCAGCTCCTTTTCAACCTGCTCGCCGAAACGCTCGATTACGCGGTCACGATAATCCTTGAAGGACTTATCAACAGCAGCATAAGCAGCCGCCAGAGCGACATTGCGCTTCTTCATGATGTTGTGGCTTGCGAGAATGCTGGCGATAGAAGCTGCACCGAGCATGACGGCAGGGGCATACAGCTTTGCAAACTTCACGCCAGTCTGAACATAGGCGATGGCGAGATCTTTCTTGTGATCCTCTTCGGAGTAGGACTCACCAGCCTTGGTGACGCCGTTTTCCTTGGCCTCACGAATATCAGCGAGAGAGTTCTTAGACTCCTCGACGATGGCACCTGCCTTGGTGGTAGCCTTGCAGGCCAGAACGGCACTTGCAACAGCACCGACGATGCCGACACCGACAAGAATTTCGGGGCTCTTCTTCTGGAGCCCAAAGCCGACCTTGGAGAAGGTACGCTTTGCGGAAGTCATGATTTCATTAGCTTTCATGGTAATAAATCCTTTCTTAATTGTAGTTTTCAGCTAAGTTTTTGAGCTCTTTCATGTATTCGTAATACTCGGACTCAGTCGGGAACAGCATCCATGTTCCGTCGACGAAGCCTCTGTACCCGCTTGAGACAAAATATCCGTACATGACTGCACCTCTTTTTAGGTGATTTGGATTGCTCTGGGAAGCTGCAAGATGTAGCCGTCCCTCGTTCGGGCAACTCTGGCACTCTGAATATCAGTCCAGCCGTACTTATCAGCCATGTAATTCTGGCAAGTAAGTCCGGCGAGGTCATAGAGATCCAGCACGCTGGCCATTCCATAGTTGGCAATAGCGGATTCCAACTGGTCGAGGACGAGGTCTGCATCTCCACGGTTGTCGAAGATGATGTCATCAAATTCAAACCCGGCAACAGGTCTCGGCCGCTGATTGTAGTTCCTGCGGTCATCTCTGCGAGGATCGTCATAGTAGCGCTGATACGATACCTTTGATCCGGCGTTTTTCCGAGTGCCGATGCGGCCGGCTTCACCAAAGAGAACGATGCTGACAACATCGGCAATGGCGTTCTTCAAACCAGGGATAACGACATCCGTGATGATGAAGGTTTTAACATCGCCAACTTCATCAGGCATGAATATGCCGGCAAATTTCTTGACCTCGCTCTGCTTGCGGGTCTTTGCTGTGCCGTTGACAACTTTCTCCACCCGTTTGGAGGGAGGGCTTGTGTTTTCTCTCGCGCTATGCGAGTTATCAGGATATTCAGGCATTAGTGCACCTCCAAAATTTGATAAAAAGAAAAAAGGGAAAGCGCCCTGTTATTGGCACTCTCCCTTGTAGAACTCCGCAATTTACTTTTCTTAGTTTTCCTCGGAATCCTCGTCTGCCGAGTCGATTTCGGCCTTGTCGGTCTTAGCGGCTTCCGCCAGCTTCTTTGCAGCGACCTTCTCTTCGATGATCACCCGCAGCTTCTTTGCCCCGCCAATCACAGCGTAAGCAATGAAACCTCCGATGACACCGGCGAGCAGGGCACCAGCATTAGAGCTGTCCTGAGTCTCGTCGACTTCCGTAGCTTCGATTTCCTCGATCTCGTTCATTCTCTTGTCTTCCATAGTAAAATTCTCCTTTTCAAAAGTATTTTTTGTTGTTTGGTTCTCCATAATAGGAGATGCAAAATCTGCGCTTACCAAAGGTAAATAGGCGGGTGGTTGTGACCGACGACAAGGCAAGGCGTTCCATCATCAGCCAACTGTGTGCTGAAATCGAGATCTATGTAGCCTTTTCCGTTGTCAATGTCCCACCCGAGATGCTCTCCGACCTCAGCCTCGCTCAGACCGATCTCATCGTAGAAATCATTCAGCGAAACACGCATCTCGTCGCGCATTCGTTTGTTCAGTTCATTCATAGCACGCATCAGGCGGTCGCGATCGGACTTGAAATATCGGTTTGTAAGGGGGTCGAAGCAGAGAATATCACCACCTCCGGTAATGATAACCTCGCGTTCGCCAAGAGGGTGCTTTGTAAGTGTCTCCTTGGCAACTGCATCACGGATCGCCTGCTCTTTTTTCTCACCGACTACCTCAACAGCCTTCTCTTTGTACTCCTTGAGAGCCGTTTCGGAGATGGAATAAGCCGTTGCAAGAGCAGTGTTGCGGCGAAGATTTGCAGAGCTGGCGCCTACAAGGCAGGCTGTGGACAGCACGCCTGTAACAGCAGCCGGAACATAGCACTTCCATGTGGTGGCAACGATCTCCTTGTTGCTCAGACGCCGGTTTTCCTTGATTTCTCTGGCGTCGATGAGCTGCAAAGCCTTGGGCGTTGCTCGAACGGCGGATACAGTGGTGGCGATCATCCCGGCAATTCCGATGCCGGTGAGGATCTCAGGGCTGTGCTTTTTCATTGACTTCTGGGCGCTTTTCAACGCCTCGATAATGGTTTGTTTTGTCATTTGAGTTCTCCTCTCTAAATAGTGTTAAGCATTCATCGGCGAAATCGGCGGCAATCGAAAATATCAGTCCTTCATCCGTACCATCTGCGATAGATGAGAAAATCACCATTTTCATGGTGAACTCCTCGATCACATCTTCCGGATCATCGAATGGATGGTCTAAAATTGCCTCGATCATCTCCCATGCCGCCCATCTCGAAAAGCAAGACTCTTCAAAGTGATGGCGTGGCCAAAAAATCTCGGGCTCGTCCGATTCTCTGAGATAGTCGAGAAGTGCTTGTACAGCCGTATCATTTGTCATGAGTTCACCTCGAAAAAAGAGAAGAGCCCTGTTTAGGACTCTTCCTCTTCGTTTCTGGCAGCAAGTGCTTCGTTGACCTTCTCCTCGATAATTGCTTCCTGCTCCTTGTTGTCGGCCCAGCCGGATAACAATGTTCCGATCCCGCCAAGGACGACCCCCGCAAGGGACAGCAGCTTAAAGATATTTCTCTGGTTCATAAAGCATGACCTCCTTTCCATAATAGGCGATGTAGTTTTTGCGGGAAATCAATAATCCCACGCAGATTCTGGTTGAGGGCCGAACTCAGCATCGACGACATAACACGGAATCTCTCCGTTCAGTCCATCATCAACCATAGCCTTCGAGTTATCGAAGTCGATCCAGTACATGCTATCAGACAGCAACCAGCCAACAACATCTCCGCCTTCAACATGGCTTATTCCAAGGAAGTCGTAGAAATCGTTCAGAGTTACGAACGCGCCGAGAACCATATTCCTGTTGATGTGATATTCTGCTTGCAGGACTTGGCTTATGGTTGCCTGAAAATATCTTTTGGAGAAGCTGTCGTAGAAGAGTCGCTGCTCCTCGTTGGCATCTTCAAACTCCAAAGATGAATTGGAGAAGCCTCCGGTAGCCGTAATAGGCGGCATACTGCTTTTCTCTGCGGCGATGGACTCCATGATCTTCTTGTGAGCATCTTCGCCATACAGTTCTTTCAATTTATGCTTATAGTCAGAATAGGATCGGTTTACGAGCGCATAGGCACTGGCAAGAGACGCCTGCTGCTTCTTATTGAGGGTATTCGCCCCAAAGATGCAGATGATCGTAGCGACGCCCGTGGCCGCAGCAGGTATGTAGCATTTCCAGCATGATTTGACGGCTTCGAGCTTTGTTGCAGCATAAGGGTCGCCATCGTGATTTCTTCTGCTGTCAGCCTTGATAAGACTATCCGCTTTCGGGGTTGCCTTGACAGCCAGAACCGCGGTTGCTACAACGCCAGCGGCTCCGATGCATGTCAGAATGGTGGGAGACGCCTTCTTCAAGCTCCTCCCGATCTTAGGGTCGAGTTTCATCTGAATTCTCCTTTCATTTCATTGCATTTAAGAGATCTAAAATATCAGCAGCGACCGAACTGGCAGTTTGAAAGATCTCGTGCATCTCTTGGTTCTCTCCTGCGTGATTTGAATAGCGAGCCATCTTCATGGCGAACTCGTTTGTGAATCTGATAAATTCGTCGACCGATCCATCGGAGCGATGATGAAGCCGCTTGCGAATGTAGTTCTCAAGCTCTCTGATCGCCCACTGTTTTGTGCTTGCCTCCTTGAACTCTTTTTTCCACTTCCAGAGAAGCGGAGGCGACCATGCATCCATGGTGTACATGTCGCACAAGATCAGTTCAAATTGCTCGATGTTCATGCTTTCTCCTTTCGTCCAAAATAAAAAGTAAAGAAGCAGTATCGGACTCGAACCGATCACCTCTTCACTGGTTTTGTGAAGCGCTCTACCACTGAGCTAACTGTTTCTCCATAATATGAGTTGCAAAATCTGCGGAAAAAGAAAAGAGCCGCATAAAACGGCTCAATTCCTCAGATTCCAATAGTCTTCAATAGTTTGTTAAGTTCTTCTTTCGTAAGGTCCGCATCCAAATCCAGATGGACATGAGTCTTATCATCAATGACTGTCGTCCGGAACTCATTGAGCTGAATATCTACTTCACAGCCCAATTTTGTCCGAAGTACCTTCTTTACGATCCTCGATACAAGTCCTGTCATGAATTTCGATTGAATCTTCATCTCATCCATACTCCTAACCCCTTTCATAGGTATTGGTATCCATAATAGGGGCTGCTGGATTGGCGCTAAATATCACGGCGGTCGAAGACCGTTTCCCAACGCTGCTTTTGCAAAGGCTTCATTTTCAACGCCCACATGATTTGCCGAATCGTTACAGTTGGCCAGAGTCCGTCCGTACAAGTTCCGGCCCGTTCATCAAAGAATTCCTTGAATTTCGGGTGAACATAGAGGGCATCTGTCAGCCATGCATCCACCTCTGTCCAGAATGTGGACTTGGTTTCGGCATCATACCGCTGTTGGATCACAGCAAGACCTTTATCTCCGATTTCAAACAGTGTGCAGCTATCGTAGACCGGATGGTCGCAAATGTAACGCTTTCCGTACATTGAAAGATAAATTGTAGGCTTTTCATAGTGGTATCGCATCTCCATCTCCAAAACAAAAAGAGGAAAGCCCCTGTTACAGGACCCTCCTCCATTGATAATGCTTTAGTCGTCAAACATTTTGCATGACGCTTTGCAGTAAGGGTAGGGACTACCACAAGCTTTACAACCTGCGGGCGGCATGTCATCCCTGAAGATCAGATACTCGTCGCCTCTTTCATCGAGTCCGAGTTCCATTTCGTCTGCGCTCTCGTACTCATAATCCAATTCCTCAATTTCCCATCCACAGGACGGGCAGGCATAAATACCGCATCCGCCTTCGGGATCTTCTTTCCGATCCATCACCGCTCCGCACTTGTTGCAGATGGCGTATCCCTTATTCAGGTAGTCCATCAATTCACTACCTGCCGGTTTAATAACCTTTCTACCTTTTCTGCGCACTTTCATTACCTCCTGTTAATCTGGAAGTATCTGCTATTATACAGTACCCCCGGTATTAAGTCGAGAGATATAAAGAGCTCTTCGGTATCTCCTTTCCATAAAGCGCCCTGCAAAATCTACGAAAAAAGCGAAGAGAGCGTGTTTTTTACACGACTCTCAACGCCTGTTGGCTCAACTCTTTCGAGTAGGCTTGAAGCGATTGAACAGATTCTTGAATGTCTGGGATGTAAATGTCCCCGTTTCCTCGAATCTCAGTCCTCTTCTCATCCAAACGCCGTAGAACATCAGCGGCAATACAAGTTCCGCCGCAGCAATGCCGATCTTCGCGTACCGATCGAGCGTATTCTCGTCAAGCTGAAACGCTTTCAGTGTCGCGTCTTCGTCATGGGCTGCTTTATCCATGGCCCGACGCTCCGACTTTTCCTCGATTTCAGTTTCCGTTTTGATCTCTTCGATACGGAGCTTGTGCAGTGCTGCAAGGTTCTTGATGACCTCCGATTTCTCGTCTTTGTTAGATGCCGAGTTGAGATTGTTGATCTCGGTTTCGATTGCATCATCCAGCAATTTCTTGATTTCTGCCATATTGCATTTCTCCTTTCAATAAGTTGGCTCCATAATAGGGGGTGTTATTCGTGCGGGAGGAAATTCTCGTTGCGAACATTGAGTGTGACGGTTTTCATGCCAGAAATAGTTCGCACATCTGTGCCCAATTCGAGAAACAGAAATGGTTCGCTCGTCGGGTCAGAACGGTCGATCCGAAGATCGCCGACTGGAATGTACCTTCGCCGAAATATAAGCGTTCCGACTACAAGCCCGATGATAATGCCGACAACAATGCCAATGATGAGATCCATGTCATACCTCCAAAATGATTTTTCAGATTTTTACCCCTGGCAATTTTCCAGATACCAATTTAGCATCTGATCCAGTTACCCGCGTGCCGGAAAATATAAAAAAGAAAGAGCCGTTGTCAGCGGCTCAATCTTCTTTATTTTGCAATGTGTTCTTCAAGATACTTGAGTAATCTTTTTGCTTCATCGGTCGATAAAGATGCCAACACCCAACGTTCCCCATCTATGATTTCTCGATCTTTACAAGCAATTATAAAAGGTCGTTCGTCGTTATTTTCCTTATCAAACCGAAAATCTAAATTTTCAAACATAGTGTCCATAGAAAAACACTCCTTTCCATAAAGGAGTTTGCTTAATCTGCGGAACTGTCCTCGTAGACCGTCCGTTTTCTCAGAGAAGACCATGGAATGTATCTTTCCTCTCGGCATACAGGACACCAGAACCGACTGGTCTTTCCACCGACATCGACCAGCTCGTCACTGTCAGCTTCCAGCTTGCTCCCGCAATTCGGGCAGTTGAAGCGGTAGCATTGTCTGACCGCCACATTCACAATCCGCATTTCAATCACGCTCCTTATTCAGCAGCCAGAAGAACCGCCGATACAAGTTGTAGTAGACCTCGCGGCAACAGGGGATGGCATACTGCATTTTCAAGGCATTGTAGGATAGACCCTCTGTGACCCCTCGCAAAATATAAGGATAGAGGTCACCGTCCGCACCAATGGCGGCTTGCTCGACCAGTTCCATCCGTTTGGCAAAGGATACGCGAGATTCCGCACACCTTGCAGTTGGATCGCTCCGTACTTGGCCACTTTTGACGAAAATATCAAGGTCGTTCGGACGGCTGCTCAGGCCAAGCAGAGCATTATAGGCTTTCTTCCAGATCGGATACTGAAGGCAGAAATGCTTCAGTTCATAGTACCGGTGCTTGCCGATCCAGTATGGATTTTTCTCAGACAGCTCCGGACGGATTTCCGTTGCCATTATTGTCGTTCTCCTTTCCACAAGAATCCGGTCTCCTCGTAGAGACGCTTTGGGGAGATGTAAAAATTGATACGGCCGTAGCGCGAATCCATCTCCTCGATGGTGGTGACTAACTTTCCGCTGCGAGTGGCTTTGCCAATCGGGAGCCACCCTGAAATAATTCCGGCACGGACCCATGAAGCATCTTTGCCATAAACACGGGCCGCAACAGCCACGGGGACAGACCCCTGAGGGAACTCTTGCTCGTTCATTGGCGTTTACCTCCTTTCAACGGCTATTCTAAGTTAGCAACTGCGCTTTGTTAAAACAACCTCGGTGGTCCAGTCCTGAGCCTGCCATCGGACCATCGTCATTTCGCAGGGATAGTCCTCAAAGCCGATGGTTTCGCATGTGATGAAGCCCTCCAAAACACCGATGATGACTTCAGCCTCGTACTGTTTGTACGGAAATATCAGTTCGGGAAGCTCTCTATGTACGGAACCGCAGCGAGTGCATTGAAGCCGCCGCATGGGGATCTTCCAGGTCTTTCTTCCTTTCGTCCGTACAATCCGAGTAACACGGTCATAGTATTTCAAATCGCCGCCGCATTTTGGGCAGGTTGATACATCATTTGTAATCATATACATCGCTCCATCAAAAATAAATGTAGGAATAACTTGACAACTCCTACACCATAATATATGATTACAAAGGACAAATCAACTATGGAGGTGCAACTCATGCTTGTAAAATGCCCTGAATGCGAATTGCAGGTAAGCGACAAGGCTCCGGCTTGCCCTCATTGCGGCTATCCAATGAAGCCGTCAGTAAAGCGAAAACCGAGAGCCAAAAACAATAAACGAAGACGCCTCCCGAACGGGTTTGGCCAAATCAGCGAAATAAAAAACCGCAACCTTCGGAATCCCTTTCGGGCGATGGTTACGGTAGGAAAGACTCAGGACGGCAAGCCTATTTGCAAACCGCTCAAGCCTGACTCATATTTTTCAACTTACAACGACGCGTATGCAGCGCTCGTAGAATATAACAAGAACCCTTACGACCTCGGCACCGCGATCACCGTCAAAGAGCTTTACGACAAGTGGTCGGAAGAGTATTTCAAGACGCTCAAATCGGATGGCAGTTCACGAGCCGTTACTTCAGCTTGGAAGTATTGTTCGGCTGTCTACGATATGCGAGTAATGGATGTCCGTGCCCGCCATGTGAAAGGCTGTATGGACGAGGGTGTTGCCACTGTCAGAGGGAAAGAGCAACACGCCAGCGCATCCATGAAGAACAAGATCAAGTCCTTGTTCAACCTGATGCTTGACTATGCTCTGGAATATGAGATCGTCGACAGAAACTACTCGCGCACATTCAAGCTGACTGACGAAACGATCAAAGAGATCCAGAAAGTCAAGAAAGAGCACATACCTTTTACGGACGAAGAAATATCAAAGCTCTGGGAGCATGTCGACGATAAGAATTTCGTTGATGTGATACTCATTCAGTGTTATTCTGGATGGCGTCCACAAGAGCTCGGCCTAATTGAGCTTGCCAATGTAGACCTTGAGAATTGTACTTTCAAAGGCGGCATCAAGACCGAAGCTGGTGAAGACCGCGTCGTACCTATCCACTCAAAAATTCGTTACCTCGTGGAGCGACATTACAATAAAGCCAAAGAAATCGGCAGCCAATATCTCTTCAACTGCAAAGACAAGCGCAGCGGCAAGACTGTGATGATGAGCTATCAACGCTATAAGGCCGTCTTTGAGATGATCCGTGACGAGCTTAATCTTAACCCGGAGCATCGTCCTCACGACGGAAGAAAGCACTTTGTCACAGCCGCAAAGAAAGCCGGTATTGACGAATATGCAATCAAATACATGGTCGGTCACAAGATATCCGACATCACCGAAAAAGTCTATACCCAGCGAGAATTCGACTGGCTGAAGGAAGAAATCGAAAAAATAAAATAGGGTGTATTCTGTGTATGAATGTAGATGTAGAAATAATATAGGAATAATATATGACTTACCTACATTTTCACCCTTTTAACCACATCTTACTACTGCTCAAACCATTGAAATAACAGCACTTAGCAGCGAGTAATTCGAAAAGATGTTTCTATTATATTATTGATCCAGTTTTTTCTTCCCTTTGCTCATAGACTTAATGATTACAATGGTGAGCTTCCAAAGCAACCATCCAATAGCAAAAATTACTGCACCAATCAAAATAGAAATAGGGAGAAAAGCTATCGCATTAGCAGAAAAAGCGCCGATGCTGATACCAATTTCTATAATTTCGTATCCCATTAAATGAGCAACGAGCTTGATAATACCCGCAATCGGGCAAAGCACACCACTTACCATAAAGGCGATACCGCAAATACTGGTAATTGGCAAAACAAACATACCACCAATGCCTGCAAGACTGTAAAACGCAATTACGGCACTCAACCGACGCCAGTTAAAACCATTGTTTTTTGCAACAGCTTCCCCTAAATAGGCTCTTGCAAGTTCTTTCGGATTTCCCAGTCGCTCAATGATCTGTTCTGTGGAAGTACCGCTGGCCTGTAATTCAAGCATTTCGCTTTTAATCTCTTTGACAATGTCCACACGCTCTGATACAATCAGTGGTTTCAGATATTTTTCAATTTTTTCAAGATATTCGTTAAGGGATTTTTCCAGTTCCATTGTTTTATTCTCCTTTAATTTCATTGATTGCATTTAATAGATTATTCCATTCTTTAGACATTGCAGAAATATACTCAAGTCCTTTGTCCGTAATGGAATAATACTTTCTCGGCGGCAAACCCTCGGCGCTTTCCTGCCATGAGGATGAAACATAATCTTCTTTCATTAGCCGTCTAAGTAGCGGATAAATTGTATTCTCTTTTGCGGCCAAAATAGGATATTTTTCTAATGTGCTGATAATTTCATATCCATAGGACGGTCGCTGCTTTATCATTAACAGAATACAAAATTCAAGTGTCCCTCGCTTAATCTGGGATTTCCAATCGTCAATATTCATGTACTGTACCTCCTGCCTATATATCGTACCACACAGTATATCTAATGTCAAGAGTATATTCAAACAAACTTTGTATGTATCTTATCTAATAACTTAAAAACTCTATCTGTCTACGCATTTAAGCCGCTGAAAAACCCGCCATTTCGGGGCTTTTTCGGCATGGTCGGCGGGCAGGCAGGACAGGTTATCCAATCCCCGCCAGAGAGGACTTCAAAATGCGTAGGAAAATTCTTCTTATGGTGTTATTCCCGGCGCTTCTGTGGTATGCTCATAATAAAACTATGACAGGAGTGTTTAAGGGATGGCCGAACAGGAAATGTTGCTGGACAGCGCCACGATCAAGGCCGCCGTTGCAGGTGAGAAGTGGGCCACGGAAAAGGTGATCCAACACTACACCCCTATGATCGACGTGCTGGCCGTTGACGAAGATATGAAGCAGCACCTTATTCTGAAACTGCTGGAAGAACTGCCACACTTCCCGATGGGGCAGGCATAAAGAAAAAGAACGCCGGACGCAGAGGCACACAGCCCCCGCGCCCGGCGCTTTGCGATGCTTAGATCACTCTTACACTTTATATTTCATATTGTATTGCTCTAAAACCACATTGATGATATACTAAGAAAAGAATATCAAGTGTGTATCTACAAGTTAAAAGAAAGGGAAAAATATACTATGCTCAAATCAATTATAACATTGATAGTTACCCTTATTGTAGGAGTTGTATTCATGGCAATAGGAAATGATTTCCTTAATGGATCTACTGATCTCGGTGTGATTGTAGCCGTTGCCGTAGCGGGGGCCTTGGTTGTGTTTTTTAATGGACAGAAAGGAAAATGAAAGGTACGATTACAAAATAGGATTTTTGATGTGGAGAGCTGATTATGGAGAATATATTTGATAAGTTCAAGAAATTAAATTTAGACACCTCGCCCATAGGTCTATCAATCGAATTGAGAGAACCATTTTTTTGTACGCCGATTGGAGCCCAAATTATTGGGTGGGATAATGGAATACATTATTGCTTTATCAAGGGATTTAAGGAGATTGTTTTTTGCGTAAATCCAGAAACGTGCTGTAATTATTATGTTTATCCACTTGCTAAAGATTTTACAGATTTTTTAAGGTTGCTTCTTTCTCTGAAAACAACAAATGCAATTCAACAAGTAGTGTGGATGGATAAAGATGCTTTTGAAAACTTTATGAATGATCCTGATGAAGTTAGATATACAAGTAGTGAGCCAGTGCAAAGCATACTTCAAAATATTTCCTCTAATTTAGAGGTTGAACCGATAGAAAATCCATTTGATTATATCAAAAAACTCCAAAAGGATTTTCCGTATAAAGAGATAAAGTTTACAGATGACTTTTATAATATAACTGGTTTAACACGGCAAGAGAATATCTAAAAAAGTTGCAGAGGACACTTTCAACAGTGTTCTTCTGCAACTTTTTTGTTGACTAATTAAACTTTTGATTTTTGTGAGATTTCTTTGAAAAGGATGCCGTTAATAACCAGCCCACCAACTTGTTACCTGTGTATGTGTTGCTTTTGGAAGATGAATCAGATTGCTATACGCATTACTTCCGCCGTATGCAAGCGGGCGAATATGGTGAACATCGTATAAACTGCGATTTAAGGTAACGCCCGTATTGGCGGTGTAAGTATTATAGTAGGTATCAGCTAAATTAGACGGACGAGTAGTTGTTGCACCTTTGGCATAGTTAGCAGGCGGCATGGGTAGGCTTTTCCCGCTTACAGAATCAGAAAAATTAAAATTCCAAGCGTGTCCTGTTCTATTAGAAAGTGCAGTTGTTGTTACGCCACTTCCAGAAGTAGCATTATCATAGTCCGTAATAGTGTAGGCAACATAATAATACCCTGTTTTTGCAGGAACTGTCCATGTGTAATCTACGCCATACTCACTGTTGGATGTATATGTATGGTAAACAGAACCCCCAACATTTGAGTAAGAGCCGGATAATGTTGTAAAACTCCCCTTTAATTGAGCTGTCAATTTAATATTTGGTTTCACAAAAGGAGAGGTTGGGCAATCAACATTAAAATACCAAGTAAATTCGCCACCACTGGTTTTTTTAATTCCAGCACGGACAAGATAAATTTCAATTCCTCGCTCACTGGGAGTATCAGCAGATCCTTTAGGAACAGGGATGGCAACTTCGTCGAAAGTAAGAAGTTCACCATCCTCAACAAGCATTTCACCCGTGGTCGTATCGTAATGAGTGACTTGCCCGGAATCAGCGGGAGAGGTATCCATGACGGCTTCCAACTCATTCTGGTAGGGTTCAGCCGCAATAGCAGTAATCGACATTCCTATGGCCATCATGGTGACAAGCACCAAACTCACAATTTTCTTTAAGTGTTTTTTCAACATACAGTCATTCCTCCTTATTAGGTATCGTAAATAGAAAATGCCATCAAACTATCATCCCAATGGAATCACCTCTTTCATTCATTTCAATCGCGCAATCCCCTTATGTTTTATGGTAAAATTATACAAATTATGAAGTATAAAGTCAATATTATATGAACAATACAGTGTAATATACTAAAAAGCGCCGGACGCAGAGGCCATACAGCCACCGCGCCCGGCGCTTTGCTATACTTGGATCACTCGTCCGTGAAATGGAACTGCCGCGCCTCAAAGTCGGCGTCGTGCATGGCGTCCAGCTTGTCGGCGGTCTGGCGGGCCAGCGCCGCCATGTCCTCGTCCATGTCCGGCAGGGCGGCCCGAATGTTGGCCGCCGTTCTGCGCCGGTCGCTCTTGTGATACATACAGATCAGGTTTTCTTCCTCTACGGTAAACGGTACCATTGTCATACCTCCAATTCGTTTTTCTTGGTTCTGGCCGGGGCCTTTTTCGGGGCTTGGGCCTGTTTGGTTTCGGATAGCTGCCTGCGGATGGAAGCGCGGGGCCTCCGCACTTCCTTGTCCCGGTTCTCGTCCTTGCCGATCACCGCATACAGGCCGTGCCGGTCTTTCATGCCGGTAAAGCACAGGGATTTATAGGGCAGCATAGAAAACAGCCGGTCGGTGTCCTTGCTGGACGCAATCTGGACGAAGTACGGGGACAGCTCCACCATGAAATGCGTTTTGTTGGGGCTGTTGGGGGCGGACAGATCTTTCAGCCCGGCCACGATCCGCTGCGCCTCGGCCAAAATCATGCCGTCATGCAGCGCCGTGACGTGGGCCTTGAAGTCGCCGGGCGCAAGCTGCGCCCGGCCTTTCTGTTCCTGCCGCAACAGCTCCCGCAGGTGTTCCGGCTCATTAGGCTTGGCCTCATACCGCAGGAACGCCACCAACTTGGGATCGGGCCGCCCGTCGAAGTACAGACCGGCGGGCTGCTCCCGGTCGCCCTTTTCATAGTGCAGGATGATGTTGTCGGCCTGTACCGCCTCGGCTGCGACGTGCCGGAAGTGCTGGGGATAGTCCAGCTCATAGAGATTGCCGCGAATGACGCCCCGCACCTTGCCGGTCAGCTCCACGGCGTAGGCCAGCACCCGGTCACGGGTCTGCTCCCCGTAAAACTTCCATGTGTTGTGCTGCCGGGTGCCTTGCAGGTACACATCACTTTCCCGGAAACAGTGCGTCCCGGACGGGCGGGACATCCACAAAAGCGTCCTGTCCTCGGCATTGTCGCTGGCAGCGGCCCGCCCGATGATCTCTTTGTCGATCTCAAAATCGCTGCGATAAAAGGCGGTGTTCTGCCGCATGAGCTGTTCCAGCGCGGCCAGAACATCCACATTCTCAAACCTGTTCATGGTGTCACACCTCCAATTCCTGTGCTTTTTCCCGCTGCGACGGTTTCTTCTGCTGTTCCTCCTTGGCGGCTTTGAGCTGCGCCCGGATGGACGGTTTTTTCTGTTTCTGCGCCGGGCGCTGGGGCTGCTTGGGCTTTTGGGCCTCCGCCTTGGCTGCCTCGGCCACGTCGAACAAGGAAATCTGTTCCCCGGCTTTGGCCTTGGCTTCCAGTTCACTCATGGTCGGGGCATTGTTCAGAACACCGTCGATCATGTTGTAGTTCTGCTCGGTCGTCATTTCAGCGGCCTTGATGGGGCTTTCCTGCTGGGCGGGGATGGCAAAAGCGTCTGTGCCGTTGCCCATGATAAGATACTTGCCGTCCTCGGATTGGTGGTGGAAACCATAGCCTGCGGCCTCCAACTGCTCCCGGCTCATGTCGGTTACAAGGAAGCTACCTCTTGGGGTCTGGATGCTCTCGCCGGTGAGCAATTCCCGTGGCGTAAGCTGTTTTTCCCGCTGCAAGAAAAACTCCGGCACCGGCGTAAAGCCGAAGCTGTCACAGTAATGGGCTTCCTCCTTGCCGCTACGGTTCAGCACCACAACGTCGGAAACGGAAAGGCTGTGGCCGGTGAAGTCGGCGGGACGGTCAAGGTTGAATGTACGGTAGATGTCCTCCAGCGTGGTTTTGCCGTCCAGCGGGGCCGTGTAGATAAGATCGTAATTCTGCCGGTCAACGGCCAGCCCCGCTTCCTGCAAGCTCTCGTAAGCCTCAAAGCGATAGTCCCGTGTTTCCGGCCCGCCTTTGAGCTGGTAGATGGTAAAGGTGTCGCCCTGCTCCTGTGCCGGGGGATCGACGGTGAAATACGGGTTTTCCCATTGGGTGAAAGGCATATCCGGCATGGCCTTGTAGCTGCCGTTCTCCACCACATAGGGCCGCACCCGGTCAAAGCCGATTTCCTGTGCCACACGGGAAAGGCTTTCCAGTACCACGGGATCACTCCGCAACCGTTCCATGCGAGTGAAGTCCTCCACAAGATAATTCTGGCCCGCCCGTACATGAAGAATATCGGCGGCGCTCATGCCGTCCTTGCTTTCCATGCCCAGCGTCAGATGGGCATAGGGTCGGCCATCGGTGTTCAAATCCTTGGCCTCGCTGTTATAGGGCTGGCTCCGCAGCTCGTCGAACCGGGCCTTGGCTTCCTCAAAGGTAGCGAAATGCTCTATCGGGGTCTGCTGCTCGGCATTGGTGGCCCATGTTTTCAGATCGGGAATGATGTAAAAGCCCCATTCCCGGCTTGCCTCCGGCGCGGCGGCGCTGCGCTCGGCCAGTGTCTTTTCGGCCCGTTCCCGCACATCGTCCCGCAACGGCACCGTATAGAGGGTGGACGCAGAGGAAAAGCCCACGTTATTGAAAACGTAGTCTACATCGGCCTCTTTCAAGGCTCCTGCCGGGTAGTAGTCGGCCCGTGTTGGGGTGTCGCTCACCTTGCCGCTGGCAATGTCATGGTTCAATCCCGTTTCCAGATGGGTACAGATTTTGCCGTCCACGGCCAGCGTCACATAGTACCAGCCAATATAACCGCCGGTCTTTTCATCGGCTCCCTCGTTGAACTCCACATTGAGCAGCGTGTAGGGCTTCAAGCCCTTTTGGGCCGCGATCTCGTTGTCCTTGGCCTCCCGCTGCAACAGCGCAGGCAGGGCCGCTTCCTTGGTGGCCTTGACGATCTCCGGGTTGTACTGCACCAAAGTACGGTTTACACATTCCGTCTGTACCTTGACCGTCTTGGCTTTCGGCGTTAGGCGGTTGCCGATAAACAGGGACGCGCCGTTGTCAAAACGGATCGTCATATCGCTGGTGCCGCGCCATTTGCCGGTACAGGGGGACGTGTGGATTTCGCCGGTCTTACAGCCAAACGCCTGCGCGATCACATCAATCTTGGCCTGCAAGGGCAGGTCTTTGTATCGGTCAGCGATTTCCAGCGCCTTTTCCTGCAACTCCGTCAGGGTTTTTGCGGGGGCTGCCTGCGGTTCGGTGTCGGAAGTAACTTCCGGCTCCGGGGCGGTTTCCGGCTCCTGCACGGGTTCTTGTTCCGGCTCCGGCTCTGGTGCCGGTTCCTGTTCCGGGGTGGGTTTCTGTTCCGGCTGCTCCTGTTCCTTGGCATACAGCTCCTTGACGGCCTCCTGCGTCAGCTCCCCGGTATTAAGCTGATCCATCAGCTCCCGGCACCGTTCCGGCGTCCCGATGTAGAGAACATCCCCAATCTTGGCCCTGCCGTTGTCCTGCGGGATATAGGCTTGCAGCATATACAGGTTTTCCCGGCTGTCGCTGCGGGGGTTGGCGTGTACCCGGTAGAAGTAGTCCGGCTCGGCCTGTTCCTGTGCCGCCTGCGCCCGCTGTTCTCGGCTGCTGTTGCGTTGCAGCTCCGTGGGCTTGATGCCGGAAAGGGGCTGAATACAAGCAATCCTGTCCGACGCACGGTAGGCATTGTCGTTCAAAAGCCGCTGCCATGCGCCCACACTCGGCGCCCAGCGGAAACCGTGTTCTTTCAACTGCTGGCGGGCGTCCGCTTCCGGCTTGCCGTCAAAGAACACCTGCAAGCGGCCCTGATCCCGGTTGGCCTCCACATGGCCGCCGTCAAACTCCCAGCCCACATAGGCCACTTCGTTTGCGCGGGTCAGGCTTTCGATCCGCTGCCGGACGCGGCGGATTTCCGCATTGTTGTTGGACAGCTCCCAGCTCTGAAACGGCTTCTTTTCATAGTGCCAGCCGGATGCCATATCCGCTTTCAGGTTTTCGATGTTTTCAGGAGAGAGGTGCGGGCAGCCGTCCAGTGTGCCGTGTTTGCGGTAATAGGCATTGACCGCTTTCATGGTTTCCTGCGCCTTTTCCAGACCGGCCAGCTTTTTTTGCAGCTTGGGAATGGCCTGCGGGTCGTCCTGCCGGATGCCGCCCATGCCGGTGCTGCGGATTTTATCAAGCAGCCCTTGGATGTACTGCCATTCCTGCATATTGCTGTCGCGGGCCGCGTTCTGTTTCTCTTTCTGGCGTACCGGGAAATTGGAACCACCGGCAATCAAAATGGACGGAACACGGGCGTCAATCTCATAGCCATGGTTCATGTTGGCGGCCAGTTTCCGCGCATAGGTGTCAAGCAGGCTGTCGATCTTCTCATGGTACATGGGATCGACGCGCTTTTTCTGTTCCTGTGCCAGCGCAAAGGCTTTATCCACATAATGCCGGTATTCGGCTGTGGCGCTGCCGGGCTTGTAGTCGGAAAAGCTGTTCATTTCCTTGGCACGGCGGGCCGCGCCCTCATTGATGGAATAGTAGTAGTCGGACGCCGCAGGTTCTTTTGTCTGCTGTTCCGGGGCTTCCTGCTGGGGCGGCTCTTTGACCTCCTGCGGCTGGGCCGGGGCCTCATAGCCAGCCGCCGCATATTCCTCTACGGTCATACCGGCGTCGGCGGCCTCCTGTGCAATTTCGGCCTCCACCTGCGCCTTGTAGTCCTGCAAGCTCTGGTCGAAGTCGGTCAGTTTCGGCATTTCCGGCAAAGGCTCTCCGTGGTTGAGCAGCGGACGGCACTCCATAGCGTAGTCCACCAGCGCCCCATAGTAGGCGGTTTCCTCCGGCGTCAGGGTGTCGCTGGACGCCAAACGGGTCTGCGCCTCCTGTTCCAGCCGGGACAGGTTGCAATGCAGCTCCATGTAGGGGATGATCTCGGTGAGAAAGGCTTCCCGGCTGGCGTGATCCTCCGCCCATGCCTCCGGGCCTCCCTGCCGGGTCAGATGGTCTTTCCATTTTTCGTCGTTCAGATAAAAGGTCTGATACTCCCGGATATGCTCAATCAGGGAACCGTCCCGGTCGCCAAAATCCTGCCGCCCGGAATAGCTGTGCGGCTCTCCTTGGAATGTAAAATCAATGCGGAAGTCGGTCTTGTCATAGTAGCCGCCGCCTCGATGTTCTGCGTCCAGCCGGGCAAACAAGGCGTCAGCCTCATGCAGCGGCATTTGCTGGCCCATTTCCAGATGGGGGCTTTCGGTGAAAAGGATCGTTACAACCGGCTCCGCTGCCGGATCAAGGGCGGTTTGCTGTTCCGCCTTGGCAACGGCAATCTCACTTTCAATCTGGCTTCTCACAAAATCATCCATGTGGCCGTGCTGCATTTCATAGCCCTGTTCGCACAGACGGTTGATAAGCTCGATCACCTTGTCCGTATCGCCCACAGTCTCGGCATACTCCACGATCAACCGGCGTTCCTCGTTGCCCATGCGCTGACCGTCACGCTCGGCCCAGTCGATCAGAGCGTTGGCCCGTTCTGTGGGGGTGGCCTCCGGCATAATGGGCTTGTTGTTCAAGAGGCCGTCAATCCCATTCCACGGCTGCGGCTCCGGCTGTACGGAAATAGCATTGGCTTGTTCTGCGGCCTCCTGAAAATCTTCCAGTGCGTCGCCGGTGATGGTTTCCGTTACATGGCCCTGCGGTGCTATCCCGGAAAAAATTTCGTCGCGGGCCTCCGACAAAGAATACTCCGTATTGTCCAACTGTCCGCCGTCGATCTCTTTGTAGTCAGGGCCGTACACGGTATAGTCAAAGCCGTTTTCGCTGGTCTGGATAAAGAGAATATTGCCGCTTTCCAGACGGTAGGCAGCTTCTTGGGCCTCGGCCCGTTGCAGCGTCCTGTCGCTGGAAAGGACAAAGCCCTGTGTCTGAATAGCGTCCAACGTGCCTTGTGTCACCTCGCCGGTGGATTTCACATCGGCGTCAATCAGGGTTTGCAGCATGGTCTTTACACTGTCGGTCATTTCCTGCTGCTGTTCCGGGGGCAGCTTGGAAAACACACTGTCGGGGGCAGGCTGCTCGGCGGCCTGTTCCACAGTCGGCTCCACAATTTGCTCCACGGCCTGCTGCGCCTGCCGCTGTTGCTGAAGCTCGGCAAGGTGGCCGTCGATGGTGGTAATCAGCTCATGGGCGGTGGCCCGGATGGTTTCAAGGGACGCCCGCAGCTCTTTCAGGTCTTTGCCGGAACTCCAACCGGCCACATACCCAAAGGAATAGTCGGACGTGTCCAGTCCGTAGTGCTGGCAGACGGCATAGGCCACGCTCTCGGCCTGCACCTCGCGGGTGCGGCTGTCGGGCCGGTCGGCCTGCTCGGTCACAGGGGCCTCCGGGTCAATGGCGTGGAGCTTGGCATGGGCAATCTCATGGATGGCTGTTTTCAAAGTTTGCAGCTCACTCATGTTCTCCTGTATGGCGATCCGCTTTTCCGTCAGGTGGTAGTAGCCGTGAGAACCACCGGGGATGTCCTCAAAGGCCATCGGCACGGGGGAAGTCTGTTCCAGCGCCTTGAAGAAGTCCTCGTATTGCTCCACATTCCCGGCCAGCTCGTCCACACCAATAGAGGGCAAGGGTTCGCCCTCGGTCTGGCTCACGTCAAAGACAGACACGATCTTGAACGCCGGAACTTGTGTTTCCTGTACTTCGGTCAGAGGCTTGCCGTCTTTGTCCATGACCGGCTTGCCCTGTTCGTCCAGCTTCGGCACTTCCTTTTTCACCTTGTAGGGGGCGGGGGCCAGAATCTTGATGCCTTTCTCGCCCCGTTTCACATTGCGGTGAAAATCGTCCCGCCACTTGTTGTAGCCCGCCACAAGCTGGCCGCCCTGCATGGCGATCAGCAGCGTATTGTTGAAGCTGTAACTGTGGAACTTTGCCATAGAGGTGAGATAGGCTTTGTAGCGTTCACTCTCGAAAAGTTCCTGTATGCCGGTTTCCAGCCGGTCGGTGATTTCTTTCATGCGGTCGGCGCTGTTCTGGCTGTTGAGAATAATGGGGACGACGGGCGGCGGGGCCGCAGCTTCGGCGGTGGGCGCTGCCTCTGGCTGCACCGTCCGGGCCGGGGCCTCGTCCCGCAGAATTTCCGGCGCGGGATAAGCCATCACCCGGTATTCCTCCGGCACCGGCTGGCCCTCATGGACACGCTGCCACTCGTCGCCGCTTTTCACCAGATAGCCGTAGTCGGTGAAAACACCATGCTCCGTATTGGCAATATGCAGGCCGAAACGGGGCAGGAAAATTCCCGCTTTCCATTCCTCCGGCATATCCACCATGCCGGAACGGTTCAGGTAGTAGTCACCCAACTGGCCCGTGCCGGTGACATCCGGCAGATGCACATAGTAGTCCACGTTGTCGGGGTAGTCGATGATCTGGCCGATGCTGTGGAAGTCGCGCTGCGGGCTTGTCAGGGCGGCGTTCAGCTCCGCAAGCTCGGCGGCGTCCAGTTTTTCCAGCCTCGCGGCAAGGAAGTTCAGCTCGTCCACATCAGCGGACAACACCAGATCGCGGGGCAGCTTAATGGGACGCTCCTGCGGGCTTCGGTAGTCGTACAAGAAAAAGTCCTGCGGATTGTCGGCACTGATCCCGATTTCCCGCAGGGCTTCTTGCAGCTTTTCGGTTGTGGTCGGCAAAGAAAACCAAAGGCCCTCGTTGCCTTGCTCATAACGCTGTCGGTTATGAAGCAGGATTGAAAACACTTCGCTCATGGGTTCACTCCTTTCATATTCATAGGGGTTTGGGGCTTTCCCCAACAAGCAAAATCCCCGGCCCGGCAGGGTGGCCGGGTCAGGGATTTATCGGAAGTGTGGCTACACTTCCTATGCTTGCTACGTTACTCCG